GGAATAAATAATTTAACTATTTATAATATTACAACAAGGAAAACAATAGTATATAATATTGAAATTGGAGTTTCCACTGTTTGTTTTAAAGAAGGAACAAAAATTCTTTGTTGTATAAATAAAAAAGAAGTATATGTACCAATAGAAAAAATCAAAGAAGATGATTTTGTAAAAGTGTATGATGGTAAGTATTCTTATAAAAAAGCCAAATTTATTATTAAAAGTCAATTGATGAATTCACCATCTACAACGATTAATAAATTATATAAACTTTCTAAAGATAAATATCATAGTTTAATTGATGACTTATATGTTACTGGTGGACATGCACTCCTTCATGATAGTTTATCAGAAGATGAATTGGAAAAAATGGAAGCTTTAGCTAACCATTATAATAATTATAATGTTGTTGTGGAAAATGAGAATTTAACCGATCAAGAAAGAGAATCTATGTCTCAATTAATCAAGTATTATCGTGATTACAAAATAACAATGTTTAACAAATACAAATTAATAGCCTATTACAATTTGAATTTCGAAGAAGTAAATGATAATGCCTTATTTAATATATACCATTTAGTTATTGAAAATGATAACAAATATGGCAGTTATGGAGTATTTGCAAATGGTATTCTTGCGGAAACAACGGATGAAGCAGGATTAATTCGTTTCCCAGGTTATGAAAAAATTAATTGCAAGATAGTTATTCCTAAAGTAGCTCAAACTATTTTAATTAAATTGGCTAGTAAGTTGCATAAACAAATTATTAAAGAAACAGACAAGTTTTTAGAAGAAGAAGAAACGAAGGAAACAAGAGTAAGAAGAACATTAAAGAGAAATAAAGTAACCAATAAAAATATTACTCTTCGTAAATAGAATTTTTTATAGCAAAGCGTCCTTTATAGCAAAGCATACTTTAGAGCAAAGCGTCCTTTATTGAATAGAAATAATAATTTGATTTAATTTAATTTGATTTGAATTGATTTGATTTGATTTAATTATAATATATATTATTATTATTAAATTATATATAATAATATAATATATGACACAATTTGATGATATTATCGTAACCCCTGTTCTTGGACCATTAAGTACAAATAATTTTCCAGGTACTATTCCATATCATAGTTATGGTTCTTTACCAGGTAAACGACCAAATCCACAATTATTTTATCCTTACCAAGGCGGCCCTTTCTCGGACATGAATAGTAACTCTAGACAACAGTATGCGCGTGCATCTTTCAGTCATAGCATTCCTAGTTTAATGAAACAGAGAGAAAAAGCTGTTTTTTTCAGTAGACCAATGATGTTTTATAATTATTCTACTAGATCGGCTCATCCAGTTGGTAGTACTACTAATTATATTGATCCAATACCGTCTTCTATGTATACAACTCAAAAGAAGGCAATTGCGGTAGGAAAGAGTGGATTTAAAGTCGGATTACCAGATGCTGCTTTATATAGTACAAAAAATTATTATCCAAGTGGAATTAAAACAACATTAAGTAGAGTGCGTGGAGGAGGATGCGTTGGGCCAAAGAAAAAGGGATCAATTTATAATAATAGTTTAAGAAATGGAAAAGTCTGTGCCTGGGGATCTTTTCCAAGACAAAACTATTAATTTTTCTTTATTATTTTCTTCATTTAAGGAACTTCATTTAAGGAATTTCTTTTATTGTATTAATATATATGCCAAAATCAACCAGATCTAGAAAGTCTAAAAAACATACATATTTCGGAGGAAGTGTTATGGATTCCATGTCGCAAACAGGATCTAATGTATTAAATACTATGGGAAATACTGCGGATCAAGCAGGAACTGGAATTCAAAAATTTTTCACTGATGGTTATAATAAATTATTTAAAAAGCAATCTACTTCTTCGTATTCTCCTACCTCTGGTGGAACTAGAAAAAGAAGAGGTGGTTATTCCTTTCCAAAAAATCTTGCAATGACCGGAGAACCTGTAAATTATAAAGGAGGTTATTCATTCCCATCAAATCTTGCAATGACTGGACAACCTGTTAATTATAAAGGAGGTAGAAGATCTAGAAGAGGAGGTTATTCGTTTCCAAAAAATCTTGCAATGACTGGACAACCTGTTAATTATAAAGGAGGTTATTCATTCCCATCAAATCTTGCAATGACCGGAGAACCTGTTAATTATAAAGGAGGTAGAAGATCTAGAAGAGGAGGTTATTCGTTTCCAAAAAATCTTGCAATGACCGGAGAACCAGTTAATTATAAAGGAGGTAGAAGATCTAGAAGAGGAGGTTATTCATTCCCATCAAATCTTGCTATGACTGGACAACCTGTTAAGTATAAAGGTGGTAAAAGATCTAAAAGAGGAGGTATGTATAAAGCAATGTCTGATGCAAATTATAGTTTAGCAACTGTTCCAGGTACCACAGCTCAACCACACCATTGGGTAGGAGATGCACAAAGATGGGTTGGACCATCTGGTAATGCTGCAAATTTACATTAGAAAAATTCATGTGTTGCTCTAAATAATATAAAATCTTGTCTCGTTTTTTATATTATTTTCTTTTTTCAAATTATTTTTTTAAAAATTATTTTTTATTTGGATTTATTCATCAACTTGTACAAAATAAATATTCCTAATATGGCTAAACTAGCAAAATACATTTGTACCATACTATCTTTAGGAAGACCTACTTTTTTCTTATTATTAGTAAATGATTCGCTACAGCCATTTCCTGAAATAGGATTGGTCTTACTTGGAAAAGTACACGGATCCATATTTTGTATATCGGTCAATGTAACATATTCAGTTTCGGTACTTTGAACATTATTATTATCAATAGTTTGCATTGTTAGACTTTGGCATTGTGGAGTAGCACCAGATAGAAAAGATTGTAAAATAGTAAAAGGATTAAATACATTTAAATCCGACATTGCTCCAGGAACTAATCCTTCAAATTCAGTAAAATCTTGTCCCATTGCTGAAGATATAAAAGGAATATTTCCAGAAGGAACATTATCAACATAAATATATCTATCTACTTCTTCGTTAGTTTCTGTATCTAAACATTTTGCACCTGTTTTTAAAAAAAATTTATTTCCTAAAGGGCCTCCTGTTACTGAAGCATTTCCTCCTCCTTCTACTAATAGTTGTACGTATGCAATAAGCCCTTCTATATCAGCTCCTAGAGCTGACATGGTTCCATCCGTCGACATATTCATAGAAGAAGAAGTAGGACTATTTATATTTTTATAATATGGATATGCAGGTCCTAATAATTCATTTTCTACTGCAGTAACATCATTTAATACTGTTTGAAATATATTACTAGACATTAATATATACAAGTAAAAAATAATAGATAAATTAAAGATAAATTTATTATTTTCCAATAATAATAAATTTCAAATGATTATTAAGTAGTAACTAAACTATTAGCATAACTTGAAGCGCTATCTAAAGTACTTTGTGGTTGTGACGTTCCGGAAACTGTAGGAGGAGTTGTGGAAAGTGATGATTGAGTTGTATTAATAACATTATTCACTTTTCCTATTTGTGATGTTGAATTACTTAATATACTTACATTTCCACTTATATCCTGGACTTGTTGATATAGGTTATCCATTTTATTTTTTAAAAATGAAATGTTATTCGCATTTTGTTCTGTAAAAGATACTACACTTTGGGAAGTGGATGTATATGGTAAATAACTTGGATTAGTGGTATTTACACTAGATGCATTTATTGAGGAAGAATTAATAGTACTTGATGAGACGGTTGGAGCAGGAGTTATAGTACCACTAGGAGATGGTGGTCCTGTTGCACCTGTTGCGCCTGTTGCACCTGCCATACTAGTAGTTGGAATAGTTGTAGTACTAGTTGTACTTGTTGTATTATCCATTCCTTCCACAATAAAATGTGCTAAAAATATTTCCCATAATATTAATACAATGAAAAATACAATTAGTAACCAAATAACAGACTTCATTATATTAATAAAATATTTCTTTTTTTCTTTTATAATTATATATGTCAACTGCTTTATATCCATTAGGTATGGTTTCTTATGGAAATAGTCTTCCACAAGGAGGATATAAATCATGGAAAGGAACAGGTGTTTTAAGTAATCCGGTTGGAACTGCATCTAGTAATATTAGACCATTAACAAATAAAGATCCTGGTAATGTATTTCGAACCGGTTTTGGTTTACCAAGACCTATTAAACATTTCCGAAAAGGAAGAGTTATTGTTGTACCTCAAGATACGACTCCTATTTATAACGGGAATGTCTCATCAGTAGTTGAAACAAAACTAGTTAATTATAATTTAAACAGATTTAACAAATCTTCTAAAAGTGCTTCCTTAAGTGGAGGAGGAGGAGGATTAGGATTAGTAAGTCAAATCATCCAAAATCCAGGACAAACAAGTTTATTTGAAAATCAACTAAATGAAACTTCTAATAAAGTTGCATTAAATAATGATTGTAAAACATGTCAAGCTTATGGTTTTATAGCTGATTATTATCCAAATAATACTTATTTTACAAATAATCCAAATGCAACTACAACTTCTCCTAATCTGTGTTGTAATGAACAGAAAAAAGCATTAAGACGGGTAATGGCACCTATTAGTATTATTAAAAAGAACTATTATACTACATTGCAACAATATAGACAAAATAGATGTAAAACTTTTGTTCAAAGATCATTTAATTTTGTAACTCCTGAAGATGTAGTGAGAGAAAGTCAAGAATTAAATAATGGTTCTGTAACAGAAGAAGTACTTCGTATTGCTAAACCAGGAAGTCCAGTATTAACTTCAAATACTTATTTTGCTAACTGCTTCCCAAATGGTGAAATATATGAAGCACAGCAAACGACTATTATATTAAAGTTTGTCTATATAATGAATAATAATTACAGAGGAACTTTAACAATCGATCAATTAACTACTATTAGTAATTTTACTCAATTGAGTGAACTATATGACTATATTAAAAATCTTCCTGAAGAACAAAGAATAAATGTTGAAAAAATATATATTCAATTTATTACTAATCCATATATTGGTATTCCATTAACAGGAGTTTCTAATCCTTATGGTTGTAAGTTGGTTGTTTATAAACCGAATAATTCTCAATTCGCCCAACAAGGTGCAGTTTCAAGTAGTACCAGAAATCTTAAATTAAATGTAACTACTATTGAGAAAAATTTGGATTCTTTTAATTATAATAGTAAAGGAAGAAGACAAGGTTATACGGATCAATTAGGATCTTCAACAACTATTCCATTTATATTGAAAAACAAAGTTCCTCCATGTTTACAACAAACCTATTTGATGCGTTTCCAAAATCCAAAAACATGTTTTAAAAATCAAAATTCCAACTTTGATAAAAATTTATCCATGGCAGGTCCTACTCCTCCAACTTATTATGATGCTCTTTATATATAAATATTAATTATTTTCTAATTCAGTATCCTGAATAGGTAAAAAAATATTTGATTTTTCCAAAAATTTATTGCATGGAATATTAAATTTTTCACACCATAATATACATTTTTGTATATTTATTTTTTTTAAATTTTCTAATTTTAATTCACGATTTTTATTTTTCATTATGTTTACTAGTTGATTAAAACTTTCGAGAAGTTGTTGACCTAATATTATATTAATATCATCTATTTTATTAATAAAGTAAAATGGAATATCTTGACTACTAATATTAATATAAAAATTACTGGGACTATCGTTTAAGGTACTATCGTTTAAAAAAGAAATTATTTTATTTGAAAAGTGTTTATAAATATCCTCTTTTTTATTATTCATAATAAATCCTTTACATACAATATATTTATCAAAAGTTAATATATTACACGTATTGGGTTTAATAACATATATTTTTTCATACATTCCTGATAACAAATAAATTATATCCAATATGGGTTTATAAAATAAAGTTGTTATTTTAAGAATACAAACACCATTTTTAATTTGAGATGAAAAAATTAATTGTAATAAATTCAATAATCCCACCACATATAATTGTATATTTTCGTATTTATGCGTAGGTAATTCATAATAGATAAAATCATAGGAAGAATATAAAAAATTATTTACATGTTCTTCCATTCCAAAATTACAATCCATTTTATTTTCTCTTAATATTTCTATGCACTCTATACTAGATAAATAATGCGGACTAATGTGAATGGAATTTATTTTTTTATCATTATAAATATCAAATATATTTAACGAGTATACTATTTCCATAAAATCATAAAATAAATTATTGACTAATGGAATTTTGCTAACTGCAACTTTACATCCTGGAATGACAGAAAAAATATATTCATATGGATTAATTATTTTGATAATTTCTTTACTTGTTTTATTTTCAAGTAAATATTCATTTTCTTTTAAAAAATTATCATAAAAATAATATAAACTAAAAGATGTATAAGGTTTAAGTTCCTTATATTCAAAAGATAGTTCTAAATCGATAATATGATTATTTTTTGGTAATATATAATAACTCATATGGTTATAATATATTATGTTTAATATAATATTTAAGTCTTATTACTAATATTCATACATTTTTGTTTATTATTCTTCAATTTTAATCAACATTTTTTTCGCTTTTTCTCTCTTTACACCAATATCAGCTCTTGGTTTTCGTTTTTTCTTTTCTACTGGTTGTTCTTGCTGTTGTTCTGGTTCTGGTTCTGGTTCTTCTATTACAAGAGGTACCTCTTCTTCAATAACAATTTTTGGCTTTGGTTCTTCTTCTTCAATAATAAGTTTCGGTTTTGGTTTTTCTATTAATTCATCTGAAGAGGGTTGCAATATTATTTTTTTATTTATTTTTTTAATTTTCGGCGTTGTTTTATTTTCTTCCTTTTTTAATTTCTTAACAGTAGCTTTAGTAGATTTAGTAGCTTCTTTTTTCTCAGAAAGATCAACATCTTCTAATTCAATTTCTACTTTTTGGGCATTTACATTCCTTATTTTTTTATATACAAAATATCTATTTAAAAAGGATATTTTCTTTTCAAACGCATTCATATTCGCAGCTTCACCGTATTCATTACTTTCACGATATTTATATTTATTTCTTTTTATATCTTCCATCATTATCATATATAATTCACTAAATAATCCACTTCCTTCAGGTAATCCGAGATGTTCTGCTTCAACATTATCAATGATTTTAAATCCATAATCTTCCATAATTCGATTTAAATAGTCAAAATTCACCAAATATTCGGAAATGGTTTGATTTATAGACTCCTGAAAAACATCGATTTTATATCCGATACAACTAATATTATCATCGAGTTCCTTTCTTTCATAACTTTTAGTTACCTCCCAAAGTTTCTTTCCATCCTCCACTATTTGAATACTTTCACCCATATTCTTGTTTTTCAATAAATTAAATACTAATTTTCCATCATAACATGTTCCAATAAAATATCCTCCTAACTTGGTACATTCTGCTATATTCCTTAAAAATCCTTGAAAATTATCAATACTTTCAAAGAAATAATGAATTGCAAACTGACATGATGTAATATCAAATCCTTCTTGTCCTTTCCCAAATTGTCTATATACTCCTTTTCCCAATCTTTCTTCGTCTTTAGTTCCAGTTCCAAATACTGCTTTTGTTATTTGAATGGCTTTATCATTCAACATAGCAGATCCATCCCTTATATTATAAGCACTGTTTCCATTTACAAACAAAGCATATGGCATATTCTTATTTTTTTTCCTATAATTAAGGAAACGAGCACATGCACCATCCAATCGATTTTCCAAATTATCACGTGAAATATCAATACCAAATACAAATGATAATTGGGCGTTTATCCATTTCGGTAAATCTCCTCCTTTTCCACAGGCCATGTCAATTAAGATATCACCCTTTTTAGATACACTTTTAATCAATATTTTTTTCACGAAACAATTATGAAAATCTTTCATTGATTGGGTTTTAATTTCACTAGTTACTTTATTATAATATACGTCAGTATCAATCGTTGTCATGGGAATATTTAATCCAGTAGAAATCATATCTTCAGTTATAGGATTATGAATACTTTGCCAATTACTATTAGCTACATGATATGCATTTCCAAAATTACTTAATCCCTGTCTTAATTCACTCGTTTTATCATATCTTACTCGTAATGGAACCCATCTCCATCCTTTTTCTTTAGATAAATCGTAACTAAATTCCACTATAGTATTATCGGTAAACACCTCATTTTCTTCTGAAAACATTTGCAGCGCGTTATTATTATCTTTTTTCAACATAATATTACATATACCAGCAGTTGGATCATATGGATTGGTTGGGTAGAACTGAACCGGTTTTGCCTGTTTAGAATTATTATCTTCATATCCTTTATATTCAGGTAATACATCATCAATAACATTTTGACATGGATTAATATATCCATGATATTCTTCTACAAAAGTACACCGAAGTATAATAGTTTTATATTCATTTAGTTGAGCGTTTAATAAAACATTGGTTCCATCTTCAAAAATCTGATTAACTTTATCTTCTTGGCCATTAGGGGTCTTTACAGTAGTAACTAAGAAATCAATTGTATTATATTGTGGAGGTTTCCATTTAAAAGAATATTCCCATGTTATTTTTTTCAATGGACCCGCTTTCCCAATTTCAGTAGCACCTACACCCAAGTAGGCTGGTGTAAAAATCAATCCATCTGTATTATATTCATATAAATTAGACTTGGCATTCGATAGAATAGTCTCGCACGAGGAAAATATACTATTTTCTTTTTGTATATCTTCAAAATTTGACGGATAAAATCGTTTCGCTATAACACGAATAGGAGAGAAATTATCTTTTACAATAGACATTGGATTTAAAATACTAATGAAATGACTTAAAATAGAATATCTCGCTTTAGAAACTTCGTTATTTACAGGCATAAAGGAATAATTGCGAATATCTTTTTTGTTTACGTAATAAATATCAAACACTGCATATAGATTTATGAATTTCCCCGTCTTATCATGAAGAATAAGTTCCCCATCTAGTAATGAATTAAATACTGTTTTTTCATTCGTCGTTGCTCCAGTAAATATTACGTTCATAGAGGTATTTACTAAATATATTTTCCCATTATCAGAAATATACATTAGGTGGCGATCACCATCAGCTTTATCAGTTACAGTATAATTAGTGCGAATATTTGGTACACGTGAATTTTCATTCACTGGTTCAATATTTTTACGTTCCAATGTATAGGAAGATGGGCCTATGAAGCTACTTGGATATATTCTTTTACCAGGATGATATTCATCTTTATATAATAATTTCATATAATTCTGAATAACTTGTTCTTGTTCTGGATAAGAAACAGGATAATTCGTTCCTTGAAGTCCAGATAATATAATTTTAATTACTTTTCGTAAACTATCCAATACCTGATTATATTTTACATAAGCAGTACCTGGTCCAACTTGAGCATTATTCACTTCTAATTCTATTTCATATATTTCTGATTGATTAAAAATCCCAGCTTCTTCAGTGGTATAAGATAAATTATTTGTCATTTTCACAATACTAATATCTACAAGTACTGGATAATCAGGATGTGTAAAAGTAACACGATTAATATATCGAAACTTCTTTTTAGACTTGGACCAATTTTCTACAACAAATTTATTGATCCCACTAGTACGAAAAGTTTCTTCTTCTTCTTGTAATGAAACACGAAAATTAAAATCATCAAAATTAACTGGTCGTAGATAATTATTTTTTTCATCTTTCATTCCCACTTTTTTAGTGAATTTTACCAGGGACGGTCCTTTTTCAATAATTTTATGAATATCATTATGTACACAATAATCTTGAATTTCAACTAGTCCATTTACTTCTACACGAATATTCGATAATTTAAATTTTCCTGTATTCTTGTCTAAAAATTCATTTTGAATACGTAAACTATAAAATCCATTTTCATTCGCACATGTAAAACCAAGGGATTTAAGCTTTACAATAACATTATCATAATCATTTTTAGTAAAATGTTTAATTCCTCTTGTTCCAAACCGTACTTCAAGTTCTTTGTTATTTGAGTTACTTTTTATATATGGATTAGTATCAAAATATAATTTTACTAATTTATCAAATTGAAGTTGTAGAAAATTAGAATTAGAATTCGAATTATTGGATTTAGACTTGGATTTTTCAAAACTCTCTTTTATTTCACCTTCTTCCAAATCCTCTTCAAATATATTTTCGGGTACATCCTTATTTTCATTCTGTTTTGACATTATTATATATAATTACATATTTTTAATATTCTTATTTATTATTCAATTTTTTGTATTATTTGTTTTTTTGTATTGTTTGTTTTTTGTATTATTTGTTTTTTTGTATTATTTGTTTTTTTGTATTGTTTGTTTTTTGTATTATTTCTCTAAGACAAATATTGCATTATTTTTTCATAAACCTCCTTTTTCAAGACATTTTTTCCATCTTCCTTTTTCGTTTCAATTCCTAATTTACTAGCAATTTCTATTAATTCTTCACTTTTATAACTAGAAAATGCTTTGATAGGTTTATCTAAATTACTAATTTTATATAAAGAATTTCTATATTCTTCGACCTTTATATTTTCTACTTCTAATCCATATTTACTATTATCTCTAAAAAAGTGAATTATATTTACTTCAGTTAAACTATTCATTTCTAATTCATAAAAATACTTATTATTTATAAATAAAATATTTTTGTTTTCAAGTACACATAACGCCATGAATGTTTTCATATCTATTTTAATCTCATTTACCAACATGTTTTCTATGTGAAGAAGAGGAGCACATTTATTCATTTTCAATAAATCCTTTTTCTTACGTAATCGTTCAACATATTCAATTTTCATTGTTTTTTCCACTACTACATTAATAAAATCTAAACTTTGATATTTTTCTAATCCATTAACAATGATATATAAACACCAAAATAAACCATCTTTTTGTTTTGGAATAAAAAAAGGTTCTGGTTTTTTTATTTTATTACTATAACAACTATTATTATTATAGTTATTACTCTTATCTTTTTTAAAACCATCATTATTTTTATCACTACCAAATTTATTTATATTATTATTTATAGAATAAGATAAATAATGGTTAATTCTATCACCAGTTAACATGTATGGACTTAATAAAGTAATATCAAGTGTATTTGGCATTTCAAGTGGATAAGGCATTTAACTTTGTATTACTATTTTTTATATCTTTATTATCTTTTGTAAAATATATATTTTTAAATTTTTCTTTTTCTTCCTCTAATTGAAATAATGTCATTTCTTGAGCATTTACATAGTTAATATATACCTTCATTTCATCAATAATTTCATTTTTAACTTCAGATAAATTGATATGTACTCCATACTTATTTTCACATAAGGTAACATCTTTACAATTTTGTAAAATACGTAATACTTCAATTTGATTGAATTTGTTCATTTTTTCAATAGCTTCTCGAATTAAGTTCAACTCTTCATTTTGAATATTATTTGTATAAGGTTTTTCATTCACAGTAATTTCCATGTTATATTAATTATAATTAAAAATCTTTATATTATTTGAAAAAAATTATATTTTACTTCATTATATCATATTTCAGATATTCTGCATTGGTTAAAATCATATTAGCAGGTAACGCAATATATTCTCTACCACTAGAAATAGATGCTTTATTTGTTGCATATAATTTATATAATGGTTTTTCATCTAACATTTCTTTATTTTTTATCCATGATGAAGAAGCATATTTGTGATCTCTATCCATATTTAATATTTGTGATTTAGAATACATATTATATTATATAATTAATATGTATTTATGTATTTTTTCATATATTTATCCTAATTTTATTCATATATTTTTACCATAATTATTTCTCAATAATTAATTTTGGTTTGTCACTATTATTCTTCATCTGTATTGGAACTACTAGTTCACCAATAATAGAAATAAATTTATCATTTAATTCAAAACGTTGGCCTATTACTCGTATTGTAACTTTGTCATCTTCTTGAATAGACGCAAAGTAATTATTATTATAATGATGATCTCTTGCAATAAAAACAACAATTGGGGACGGTTTTTCATCATAACTTTCACAACGAATTCCAGCCTTGGTTATATTTTTAGCTGTACATGTTATTAACATCCCTTCTACAGGAAAACATATCTCACATTCAAAAACTACTTCAAATGATATATTAGTACCTCTTTCTATTAATCCACTAGAATAACTAATGATTTGACTAGTATTTGGTCGTACAAAACCTTCTACAATACATTTCCCTTCAAAATTAGAAGCAATTGATTTTTCTATTGTCTGCCGAATATTCTTTCCAACTTGGTTAATAGATAATATTATATTTCGAGTAATCAATGATTTGGAATAAATTGGTAACAATCTCTGTTCTTTTTTCTTTTTATAAGAATTCATTTGTTTACCTTGTTCCATTATTTATTATATATAATTATCTTTATTATATTTGCATGTCATTAAATCAATTTTTTAAAATTATATAATTATCGAATTATTAAATTATACAAACCACATAAATATAATATAATATAAAAATTATAATGAATAATTTATATTTAAAGCAACCTTTTTTTATAGGTAGTTTTTTTAGTGCTTCATTAACCTATCTAGTTACAAATATGTATATAGATAGGTATTATATTCTTATTCCAAAAAATATGACTAGTTTTATAGAAACATATAAAAATATGAATAACACACGTTTTAAATGATAAAAGGTCTAAAATTTATTAAACATGGCAATATCTGAATTTAAAAACCATACTTTATTATCTACTTTCATTCTATTATAATAACGCATAATTAATTCTAATAAACAACACAACTCCATTTGTACTAGACCTTTGGTAGTCTCCGTTGTATATCTTTCTTCTCCAACAATTTCATTTAAAATTTTCAATGTCTTTGTTTTACCTCCTTCATCACAACGAGCACCAGAATTACGCTTAGATAATATATCTTTTATTTTAAAAACTAAATATCTATTTTGTTTTTCATAGCCCATAAAACCAATATATTTATTCAGTTCCTGTGACTTAATAATCCATTTTTCTCTCACCACAGGAGCTTCCATTATTTCCCTTATATCTTCTGGTTCTGCTTTTTTCCAATTATCCTTATCATAAATAAATATTTCTTCTTTTGCATTATTATTATATAATAAAATGGAGGATGATGTATTCTGATTAAATTTATTTTGAAACGTAATTGTATTTCTTCTAAAATAATTCATTATTTTTTCTTCAAATGTATTATCTTGTATATCAGCGGAATAAATAAAATTTAATATATCTTTTTTATCGTCAAATTTTAAGCTATCTAATAAATGATCCACTAATAAATCATCTAATATATCCTTATTCATTCCTCCTTCACTTAATCTTCGGATCGCTATTCCACAATATTTGTACCAATTATCATCACCTCTTTTTACAGTGGCATCCGGTTTTTGAAATTCAATAGAAATATTGTATTTTTCCTTCAACTCTTGAATAATATTTTCACCTTGAGAAATATCTTTATTATCAGGCATTTTCTCTCTATTATCTAAATTATTTTTTATTTCGAATTTTATAAAATCATGTTTGAAATCAATAGGAATAGATCTATCCAAGAGAGAAATATTTTTATAATTTAACTCTTGTGGTTGAAACAAATAATATTCTCCGATATTAATTAAATGTCCTGTTCTTCCGTATTTATCTGTAATAATTTCATTGTTATCTTCGATGAGTTGAGTTAGAGCAGCATATTTTTGTACCAATGGATATATTTTTGGGATATCGATTAAATCAAGTAATACTTGTTTTTTATAGAAATAATTCTCCTTCATCAAGAGTTTTATTTTTTGAATTACTTTATCCAAGTTAATCATTATAAATGCTTCATTATAACTATCTTGGTTTATTTTTATTTTATCCTCTGATATATTCGGTATACAAGTATATAGACATGAGTCCATATAATCACATGCAGCAGTAAAAGGTTTATCTCCGATTTTAAAATCACGGATTACAAGTCCATTAGATAATACTTGTGAGACTGGTTCTTTCAAATACTTTTCCATATTTTCCTGGGAAAAATTAGTTTGCTCATAATTTAATATACAATCAACTGATGTTTCTTTTAATAAACGCGTGACTTTACCAATTTGAACCGCCTTAGTTTCCGCTATTCTGTATACATACAAGTCAGCACTTTCTTTTTCTTTATCCTCTAGTAAAGTTGAATACATAAATATTTCCACATTTCTTTTTTCAAATGGTAAATCTTTATGACTGAAATTTCTCACTGCACGACCAATAATTTGTTCAATCCTATTCATATTATACCATGGTTCTAATATATGAACTTGACGAATAAATTTCAAGTCTATACCTTCTGACCCAGCCTTGGAAATAAGAACAACTTTAACCTTATTGCCGTTTAAATTATCTTCATTAGTTAATCCTTTTACCTCGTAATCATTATTAGGTGATAGTCTAATATCTCCAGTAATCATTGCATACCTAGCAGGAATAAACGGTTCGTTACCAACTCTTGGTTTCATTGTTTTAACATCCACTTTCGGGGAAGGTGCGTTCTTAAATAAATTCTTACTATTTTCTCCATATCTTGTAAATCCCATTTCTTCCAATGCCAATGCAACAGGAATTAATCCACCATCTATGTATTGAGAATAAATTAAAAGTATACCTTCTGCAACTACACCATCAGGTGATACAATGCTATCTAATATATTTTTTATTTTACAACTATATTTTCCAACTTCTTGTCGAGAGAAAATATTTCCATATTTATTTGATTTATATTCAAACGAACCCTTTATAGGAGGATTTTTCTCATCAATAAAATCCATCATTCGTGATAATCCCTCTTTACCAGTTAACTCATTTGGATTAATATATATTTTTGTTTCAGATTTTTTACCTCCTTCATAAGAGCTTATTTCTTCACTAGATTTATCACTAGATTTGTCACTAGATTTATCACTAGATTTATCACTAGATTTATCACTAGATTTGTCACTAGATCTATTATTATCAGAAGTTTCTTTAATTTCTAATTTTTTTTTTATAGAGTTATTTTCATTCAACCCTTCATATGGATATACAATAATCAAAGCTTCTAATGGTATTTGCAACAAGGTATAGCCGAAATTTTCCAATTCTTCAAAAGCGGGCATAATCCTAGTAGTACCTTTTTTGGTAGTGATATTCGTTACTTTCGTCTTTAAATTATTAATTATATATTCATAACCGATTTTTTGAACTTGACCTATTTTTAACAAATACAAATCAAGAAATTTCAATTTATCATCGGAATTAATTTGTTTTCCATTCATTTGTAAAGTAGGATATGGTATATCTTTAAAAGTATGACCTACTGCAAATTGATTTGGATAAACACGATATGGAAAGGAATATGGATTTTCTCCTCTTACAAAAGAAATATAACCTGTTGCTTTTCTAATTAATATTTCTCTCCCTTCTTCTTTTATATTTCCATTTTTATCAAAAATATTACTTTCAATCACCTTTCCACGTCTATCATTAATATTCATTAAATTAATTAACCAAACTATCTCTTTATAACTATTATACATTGGAGTTGCAGATAAAAGAAGTAATCGTAAATTATCAGCTGACTTTACAAGAAGTTCTAAATTCATTGCAACATGTTTATTTTCATTATCTTCAGTCATGCGTATATTATGTACTTCATCAATTACAATTAATCTACCGTCAAATTCCGACTTCAACTTTCTTATCACTGCTCTTCTTTTGTCATTATCATTTTTATAAGATCCTGAATCAATAGAAGCAGTTTTAATAATATAATTAGCAAATTGTCCATATCCTAAAAATAAATATGAATTATTAATTAAACTTTTAATTTGACTAATTATTTTCTCTCTACTTAATCCCACAAATCCAGAAGGATTTATTTCTTTCAATAATTTATTCCCCACACATCCTTTAATATTCCAAATTCCATCCGTATTCTTTAGTTTTCTCTCGTCAAAAAGTTGTAAACGAAAATTATCTTGCACATTTTTTGATGCTACTATAATAATACGTTTTGTTATTCCAACTTGTTTAGAATAATCTCGCATCTCCTCACAAACTCCGATCGCCGAGCAAGTTTTGCCCGACCCTAATTGATGATAAAGTAATAAACTATTATAAGGAGTTTGAGACGATAAAAAATTGCGTACAAAAGCTTGATGTGGGGCTAATTCAAATTCTTGTTTACTAATGCTATCTGCGTATGCTTTAATATCATCATGAATTATTCCATCATATTTTGTATCATTAAATTCCTTTTTTTCGGCTATTTTCACAATAAAATTCGGGTCATCCAAACTAGGATATAAATAATTATTTTCTTCTGGATGTTTTTCAAGGTATTTACTTTCCATCAACTCTTTTTTTAATAAAAATTGGTTACAACTTTTGGAATAATAATTTTCCTCTTGACAATTCGATTCATCAAATATTTTTTTTAACTGAATATTATCATTTGTATTTTCTTCTTTAATTATATCTATTTTTTCTTCTGGTGATTCTATTCTTAGAATTTTTTTATTTAACATTCAATACTTATATATTAAGAATATAATCTATATTCTTGTAATAATTTATTAATATTACCAAGTATTTTCTTTTTTTCCAAGTTATAAGGTCGTATACATGCTAAACATTCATCATATGTTTTCCATTCAATTTTACTAACCTCGGTTTTTTGATAATTAAATAAATTGGTTGGTTCGGACATATCTGTCATATATGCTAAAAAATATTTATGTTTATAAGATTTAAAATTTGTTCCTATAAATGTTTCCTCAAACGGTAATGTATTTTCAATAATAATAATATTTTTCTCGGAAATACCAGTTTCTTCTTTAAATTCGCGCATTGCACAATCCATATCTCTTTCCTGATAATTTCTCCTTCCTTTTGGAAATTCCCATTCCGTTTCTTCCCATTCACTAGTACTTGCATCCACCAATTTTTCCAAAGTAATATTTTTACCATCTACCATTAATCCATTTTTTAATAATTCAAATTTTTTAGAAGATAAAATTTCCTCATTTTTATATTGAGAATTATAGGTATCTCCCCACATACACTTCCATAAATGTTCAAATTTTTCATTCAATATATTTTTCTTTTCTTGAATAGACATTTCATTTATAATTCCCTGAATATGATCTATATTATTTAGAGAGTATTTTCCTCTAATAAAATCAATATATCCAAAGGAATCTTTTCTTCTTATCATTAAAAACTGAAGTTTAATATTTTCATATCGAAAAAGAATTATTCCATAACTAGTAATTGGTAATTTACATTGATGAAATAAATGACCTTGTTTACCACAGTTATTACAAAGATTATTTTTTATCATGATTTATCCTTATATAGGTTAAAAAAGTTATCTTTTTATATTATTTTATACTAATGGCTTTAGATCCTAGAGTTTGGGGACCTAATTATTGGTTTTTTCTACATACAATTGCAATCTCATACCCAAAATATCCAAATACTATTACCAAGAAAAAATACTACGAGTTTATTCAAAATTTACCAATGTTTATTCCAAATGAAAATATTGCCACTGAATTTAGTAATTTAATAGAAACCTATCCAGTTGCTCCCTATTTAGATTGTCAAGATGCATTTATTCGATGGTTACACTTTATTCATAATAAAATTAATGAAAGACTTGAAAAACCAACTATATCATTATCCAAATTTTATGCCAACTATTATGAATTTTATAAACCCAAAAATGAAAAATGGAATGAATATTTAAAATTCAAGCAAAAAATTATTTATTCAATAATTGTAATAATATGTATTTTTTTGATTTATTATTGTTATGATAAATAAGATAAATAAGTTCTTGTTATTTCCAAATTAATTTTTAATATAAAGTATATATAAGATAATTGAAATGCGCAAAAAAAATGGTGGAAAAGTAATTGCATCCGGAGGATTTGGATGTGTATTTCGCCCAGCATTAATGTGTAAAGGTCAAACAAGGCGAGATAAAGATAAAATAACGAAATTAATGATTAAAAAATATGCCATTGAAGAATATGAAGATGTAATTAAATATACCCATATTTTAAAGAAAATACCTTCCTATCATAATTATTTTTTAATTGATGGATTTCATTTATGTGATCCAGCACCACTAAACTATGAAGATATGAAATATTTCAAGGATAAATGTACTGCATTACCTAAAAAAGATATTGATAAAACAAATATTAATGTTTCCTTAGACCAATTATTAGCGTTAAATATGCCAGATGGTGGACTTGCGTTGGATGATTTCCTCTCAAATAGCGGTTCTTATCACAACATTGTTAAAATTAATGATACGTTAATAAATTTATTATTAAAGGGAATAATTCCAATGAATAAAAATCATATTTATCATTGTGATGTTAAAGACTCCAATATATTAGTTCAAAAAAGTAAAAATGAATTATATACTAGACTAATAGACTGGGGGTTATCCACTGTCTATAATCCAGATAAATCCCAACGTTTACCAAAAACTTGGCAAAATCGTCCTTTTCAGTTCAATACACCTTTTTCTATAATTATTTTCTCAGACAAATTTACAGTAAAATATAAATCATTTTTAGATGAACATCCAATAAATCACGCAAATTCAAAAGAAGAATTGAAAAAATTTATTGTAAACTATATTTATTATTGGTTAAAAGAGAGAGGAATAGGACATTTTAAATTTATTAATACTATTATAAATAAATTATTTTTCACCAATATACCACCTAATATTACGGAAAAAAAGTTGAAAAATAAATTTATTATTGAAAAATATACAATTCCTATTATTACCGAATATATATATAATATATTAATTCATTTCACGGAAAGATCTCCCAATGGAGATATTGATTTTCGTAAATATTTAAATAATGTATTTATTAAAATAGTAGATGTATATGGATTTATTTCATGTTATTATCCAGTTTTAGAAATTTATTATGAAAATTATCAAATTCTATCCAAAAATGAATTAACAATATTCGAGAGAGTTAGAAATATATTTATAAAATACTTATATGAACCATGTATAAAGGAATATAATATTTCAGAGATAACAAAAGATTTAAAAAATTTAAATTCCTTTTTTTTATTAGAAGAGCATTTACACGCAAAACCATTTAGTTTATTATCTAAAACCTTTAGTAGCAGTAAAAAAAAGAAAACGAGTACTGGTAGGAAAACTAGGAAAAATAGAATATAATTATTTTATGTGAAACTAGGAAAAATAGAATATAATTATTTTATGTGAAACTAGGAAAAATAGAATATAATTATTTTATATAAAATATATAATATAATGAAATTAGAATTATTTATTATTGCAATCACTTTATTTTTTATATACGATACTTACTATGATGGAAAATATAGAAAACTACTACTTTCTTGGAAAAAATATTATCAAATGGCTTTTTTCGGTTTATTAGGACTAGGAGTTTACTTACTTTTAAAACGTAATCCTTCACAAGGTAAAAATATGCTTTTGTATGCAAATAATGTTGTTAAATATATGCCAATTGATAAATCCTCTATGGAATTATTCTCACCTATTATTGATTTTACATCAACAAATGGTCAAGGATTTATGGAAAGTCTTAATGGAATAGAAAATGAAACACAGGAAAAAAGGATATTAAATTCAGGTAAAAATGGAACCAAACGATCGGTTAGTGAAACCAAGAAGAAATATGTTGCCTCTCAACAAGATTGGAAATGTGCTCATTGTGAAACACGGTTAAATGCATGGTTTGAAGTAGATCATAAAATAAGATTAGAACATGGAGGAGGAAATGATGTGAGTAATTTAGTTGCCTTATGCAGAGAATGTCATGGCAAAAAAACCGCCATGGAAAATATGGGAATATAAATTCACATTAAATAATCTTTTAGTATATAAATAACTAGCATAAATGTCAACTCTAGGAAATGAAATAATGGATAACATATATCTCATAGTTGCAATTATAATATTAATTATTCTACTCATAATTTTTTTCGTACATTTATATTTTAATATTAGAGCACCTTATTATCCAAATAAAAAAGAATTTTCCGAAAAAGAAACATTATATTTTAAAAGATTGAAATATATTATTTTATTAGTACTTTTTTTTATTACATTAACCATATTATATATTGTTAATCCAAACAACATTTTTACCAATCACTATGGAAGTATTATATTGATTTCCATTTTCATTGGTACGATAATTATCTCTATGTTATCTTTTTACAATTATGCCTATCGCCATTTAGATAAACAAACTAGTGAAGAAAAACATATTAATCCCATGAATTATTTTTTAAAATCTTTGATTTATTTCTTATTTGGAGGTATAGCAGCATTAGCAATTTATTTTTTAGTTGAATTGGTAAGTCCAATGTCTACATCAAATACCACTGTTAATTTTACTTTGAACTTGGTATTTAGTATATTTCTCATTTTAATTATTTTAGCATTAGTTTGCAAAATTTTCAATATACCTAATTGTTCTATCCTTGGTACATTAAAATTTTTATTTTCCACATTGAAATCATTTTTCATTAACACTTTTTATTTTTTTCAAAAAGGATTTTCTTCTTCTACCATTAGTTCTATACTTATTATAATTATTACAATGTTTATTCTTTACCTGTATTTTAAATTTCCTTCTATAAGAGAAAAAATCAATCTTCAAGGTGGAAAACAATTAATCAATAGACCTATTAGTACATCTAATTTAAATATAGTTGCATCACATAATGATTTAAATGGAAGTGATGATTTAGAATATCAATTTGCTATATCTTTTTGGGTATATGTGAATTCTTATCCTCCAAATACCAATTTTTCTTATGGTACTTATGTCTCTTTATTGAATTATGGTAATAAACCAAATGTTCTATTCAACGTCGGAAATAATTCTTTAATGATTACTATGCCACCAAATAAGGATGGAATAAATAATTCCTTTGATTTAGATGCAAATGGAAATATAATAATTTATACAAAAAATAAGTTTTTATTACAAAAATGGAATAATATCATCATCAATTATTCTGGTGGAACTTTAGATATATTTATAAATGGTGAATTAGTTAAATCAGCTATCGGTATAGTACCATTTATGTCCTTAGATAATTTATCGGTTGGTACTGATCAGGGAATTGAAGGAGGTATTTGTAACTTGGTATATTTTAGTCATGCTTTAAATGCAAATAATATATATTATATTTATAATATGGTAAAAGATAAAGCTCCTCCTATTTTAGATAATTCACTAGTAACAGAAATCAATAATATTAATTAAATCAATTCATCTTTTTAATTCAATTAAATCAATTCATCTTTTTATATCTTTACTACTTTATCTAAAATTATACATTTAGAAAATTTCTAGATGTATAATATACTATGAAAGTTGCTGGTATTCTTTTTACTATAGCCATCATTGTTTTAATATTTTTAATACTTAGATATTTTTTTAAACAAACAGAAGCCTTAACGGGTTTACTTACTGGTGACTCAATGACACAAATTTCTGCTTCATCATTAGCTAGTGATGGAACAAGTGCTAATAATTTTGCTTATTCGGTTTGGTTTTACGTACAAGATTGGAATTATAGATATGGAGAACCGAAGGTCATTTTTGGACGTATGACTAATTCGACAACAGGAATAATAGGCAGTTTAACTGGTAAAGATCCATCTCCAGTTGTTTATTTAGATGCTATTGAAAATAATATTACTATTGCATTAGGATGTTTTCCAGGGGCAAATCAAGTACCTGAAAGTAGTACTGGTACTACAACAACTACAACAGGTAATGCTGTTGTTGATTTATGTAAAGTAAATAATGTACCAATACAGAGATGGGTAAATTTATTAATTAGTGTTTATGGGAGAACTTTGGATGTCTATATGGATGGTAAATTAGTGAAAACTTGTCTTTTACCAGGTGTTGCAATGATAAATAATTCAGCGGATCTATATCTTACTCCAGCTGGTGGATTTAATGGATGGACCTCTAAATTACAATATTTTTCTAATCCTATTAATCCACAAGAAGCATGGAATATTTATACGAAAGGTTATGGAACTAGTATGTTTAACAATAACTATCAAATTAAGGTTTCATTTGATGAAAATGGAACAGAACAAAGTTCTTTTACCATTTAATAATCTTGATTAAATATTCTTATAATTCTTATAATTCTTATAATTATTTTAAATATTATTATAAATATTCTTATAAATATATATAATAATATATAAATGAGTACATACAATGGATTTTCAACATATAAACCAGTCGTAAAAAATATATTTAATTCAGCTAGTATAATTTCCAAATTCATTTTTTTAATATTAGTCATTGTCGTGTTTATTATTTTACTACGTTTAGGAATTATGTTTTTTAGTAGAATATATAATAGGATAGCCGGATCTCCTCATCTTATAAATGGTATGGTTGATGCAAAACAATCCATGAATATTACTCAAGATCCAAATGATCCAAATTCAATTACTGTTTATCGTTCTGTTAACGCTAACGATGGCATTGAATTCACGTGGTCTGTTTGGATATTTATTGATGATTTACAATACAATGCCGGACAATATAAGCATATTTTTCATAAAGGTAATTTCCCAAATGGTTCTCCTGGACCAGGACAAAATATTTCTGCTGGCCTTGTTTATCCAAATAATGCACCAGGGTTATATATTTTACCTAATATAAATGCTTTATTATTAATAATGAATACTTTTCAGGATATAAATGAAGAAATTATTATTCCAGATATTCCATTGAATAAATGGATAAGTGTAATTATTCGATGCCAAAATACGACTTTAGATGTTTATATCAATGGAACAATTGCTAGAAGTTTAGAATTAAATTCAGTTCCAAAACAAAATTATGGAGATGTGTATGTAGCACTTTATGGTGGTTTTGATGGTTATATTTCTAATTTATGGTATTATGATTATGCTCTTGGAACTTTGGCAATCCAAAAATTAGTTGAAAAAGGAGCCAATACGAATGCTGCTGACAATTCTGATATTAATTTAACAAAACCTAATTATTTATCATTGAAATGGTATTTTACGGGATCTGATAATATGTATAATCCATAAAAATAGTGAATTAAAAAATAGTCATTTAATAAAATAGTCATTTAATAAAATAGTCATTTAATAAAATAGTGAATTAAAAAATAGTCATTTAATAAAATAGTCATTTAATAAAATAGTCATTTAATAAAAAAGAAATATATATAACCTCATTATATATATGTCATGCTTAGGAAAAATATATAATCCTGTTCCACCTAGACAATGGTCAAGAGTTGAAAATAGATGTCCGACGGGACCATCTTCTATATATTTATATGTTCCACAACTAGGAAAAAATATTCTAGCTAATGAGGTTGCATATGAATTACAAATGTTGGCAAAAGGAAATGTATTGCAATATAAAAAAAATAGTTCTAATTTAACAAAGCAAGAAAGATATTCTAAAATTGCAAAAGGACAATGGGTCAATAGAACTACAACTTGGGCTACACAATCCGAGCAATATACTAATCCTAATACTACTTTACTTAAAAGAATAAATATAAAACGAAATTTTACTCTTGATGGTAGTACTACAGATCTTCCTGCAAGTCCAGAGTTAAATTGTAAAGTTAATCCGATTATACCAGTTAAACCTCCATATAATCCTCCCACACCCCAACCTAATCCTGGTCCACATGTTAAACCTCCTCCTCCACCACCTCCACCTCCTACTCCTCCTGGTCCTCATATTCGACCTTTCTTTCCTCCTACTCCTCCTCCTCCTCCAAATCCAATTGTTATTAGTGATGGAGGTTCTCTTCTTTGTAATACAAGTGTTAATCCTTGTACTGGCGAAATAATTAATCAAACCTTTGTATCCAATTGTAATCCTTCATCCGCATCAGATGTACCTGGACCAATTATTCCTTTATGTTATAATTCTAAATTACCCACGTATTATCCTAGACAAAGATATACTATGAATAATTCATCGAATAAATGGCCAGAGGGAGCTAAATTTTTACTATCTGCAAATGAATTTTCAAGTTCAAATGCTTATTCAAAAGATTATTTAATTAATACTAATACTAATACAGATAATACTAATAATAATACAGATACTAATAATAATACAGATACTAATAATAATAATACTAATACAGATACTAATACAGATACTAATACAGATACTAATACAGATACTAATACAGATACATTATTCCAAAAAGCTTATAATAGTATAACTAATGATGAAAATATTAAATTAATTTCCACACTTATGGATGCACATATGTCTAATAATTTTTCATATTTAAATGAACATTTGACTACTTCAAATGTAGAAGTTACTAATAGTAAAATAAATGCCTTATCAGATAATAAATATCCTAGTTTAAATACTATTCTAGATTTACATAATAATATACAATTCGTTTTATTACAAAGTCTTACACAAAAAAATAATTTAGATTATACAAATACATTATTAGATAAATGTAGAACAAATAGTTCTGTATTAAATAATTATGATTTATTAATTGAATACATTAAAAATAATTTTATCTCTTCAACAACTACTACCTTATTTAGCGCCACTGTACAAGCTTCATCCTTTAGTATTGATCCAAATATTCTTAAATATATAAATACATATGGTTTACCAGAAAAAGGACAATTTAATTCTATATTACTAGAAAAATTAAAATGTGATGATTGTTAAATTAAATTTATATTATTATTCATTAATTTTTAATAATTAATAAAAAATTTAATGAGTTATTTTTTCTGTCAAATTTTTATTGTAGATATATAATATAAAATGGGAGATGTTGTTGAACCTTTTGTTAATCCTAACCTAAACTCCAGTGATGGAGAAGCTTTTATTGCTACTAGTTCGGGAGATTCGGCAGGAAATAATGTACGTTTGTTTTTGTCTTCAATTAATAGTACTGTCACTGCTGAAAAATTTATGTTTGATCAAGAATTAAATACTGACTTATTTGATTATGTAGTAGGTCTTGATGGGGGAAGTGCAGAGGCATTTTCTAAAAGTATGTTTTTTACTGTAAGTGCTGAAGAAGAGGCAAGGGATTACACAACTCAAAATATGGAATTTTTATTTAAACCATCTACGAATAAAAGTAGTTTCTTTTCAAATACACTAGCTCCTGGTGTAACTGATTTTGAAACTGTTGAAATAGAACCAGCAGGAGTACCAAGTTTATATTCAAATAATTCTAATCCCACATATAAATCAGGCCACCCATTAGTTGAACCATATCTAGCAGTTAGTGAAGAATTTCTTTACTTGGTAACCAGAGCTATATTTGGAGATTACTCAAATTCTAATTTTTTTACTAATTCCGGAATAGTACAAGAAAAATTAAATGGACTTACTGATCCAACTTCAATCATTAAATCATTCAATACCTTATTTGAAACTGCCGAAATGTCTTCATTTAAATCTTATGCAGAAATTAATAGTGCATTATCTGGTTCCGCTGATTTTATAGGGGGGAAAGCAGTTATGCATGTCGTTCAACAATTATTAACACATGCTACAAATAGATTTGAAGATGGTGATCTTAGTGCTTACATAGTTCCTCAAAATGAAATGCCTGCAGGTATAAGTGTAGATTCTAATGTTCTTAAGACTTACTATGTACCAGTTAAACAAGATGATACTATACAAATTGTTCTTACTATTAAACCAAGTTCTCTACAACCTAATAATCAAGACATTGCACCTCGGGGTGTAAATACGACAATTGCAGATGAATATTATGATAATTTTAATACCATTAATCATATTGTTAGTAATATTTCCATGAAAATTTTATTGTCAATTAAATTCAACTCACCATAAACAAATTAATAATATAAACAAATTAATAATATAAAAATTTTTATTATATTTTATATTATATGATTATTCTATGCTCTTAATTTAGGGTTAATACATACTTCATTCGTAGGAAATATATCTCCTGACATACATTTTTCTCCTTCATCTACCTGAGCACAACTTCTAAATCCTCTATCTTCTCCAATATAACACCATCCTGACTTGGATCCAGCACACTGTATACTACTCAATGAATCATCAGCTTCATAATTCATGGTTCCTGTATTATTATTCAAGGCGGAATTATATTGATTAGATGGCGTAAATTCGGTTTTTTGTACAGTTGTATTTGGAATAGTTGAATTAGCAACATTACTCTTAAAATTGGATAGTGGATTATTTGGAGGTGGATTATTTGGAGGTGGATTATCTGGATTATCTGGAGGTATAGTTCCTATTTTGGTAGAATTTTGTACTTTTTCCAATAAATTGTCGGAAACTTTGGCTGTATTATCAACAATAGCTTGACTACCTGTTGCCGATACAAAAATAGTATTTTTAATAATATTCATTAAATTACCACTTTGTTTTATTTTATTTATAAAAGAATTTATCAAACCTCCTACATCTCCTGTTTCTTTCCCAATAAAAGTAAGAATATTAAATCCTAAAAATGCCAAAATAAGAAATACTAAAATCCATATTTTCCAAGATATACTTTTTATCCAATCAAAAAAAGAATTAGAAGTTGAACTGATATCTCCAGAGAGAACATTACTATTACTATTTGGAATATAATTTGAATTATCCATTATAATAAAAATATATATATTAAATTTTTATTATGAATGCACGCATATTTTAATAAATTACAACTACTCAATAAAAAGTTAGTAAATATAATAATTGATTTAAATCCGCTAAAATTTCGTCACGAATAGTAAATAAGTCAGCGTTGGACATTTTATTCATAAATCCATTATTATCTAAATTCACTAAATATGATTTAAATTCATCAATTTTCCTTTTTAAACCTTCAACATTATTAAAATCAAACAAATTAATATGATGTTTATTCATTAAATTAATACGGGAATTCGTTTTCCCTAATAATACCTCTATAAATCGATCCATATTTTCATTGAATTTGGTATAAAATTCATCTGTTGCCTTATGTGTAGCATAACTATTAGTTTTCCAATGGAATAGTTTTATCATCAATAAAGTTTCCAAAAAAATTACTGTAATTTCTTGTTCAAAACTTTGGTTTATTCCACTTTTACGAGATTTTCTTGATTTACTATTTGTTTTACTAGAAAAATATTTATTTTTTTTTAATGATTTATACATATTATAAATATAGATTTTTATAATTTTTTTACTTAATAAAATAAAAATATTGGTTTAATTTAATGAATAGAAAATCTCAATTAAAAACAAAATCAAAAAGAAAAATTAAAAATAAAAAAAAAACTTTTAAAAATAAAAATAAAAAGATTAAAAGAGGTGGTAATCAATATGAAAATTATAAAATAAAAATAAGAGAAGTAGCTGAAATTTGTATCGAAAATATTCATCTTATATATTCTTTACCTCACTTAGATATAATTGATAAGGAATTAAATAAAATAAATATTTTTTTGGAAGACTTGATTGGTGAAATACAAAATAATCAATCTATATCAAATAACGATCAGTTATATATTTATATTAAATCAACTTATGAAAAATATAATTTAAAGTTATATCATTTTAATGATAATAAAACTATTTCTACTTCCTCATTACTATTTATAAATGTTCTTGAAAATGAAATTACATTAATGAAACAAATGATTAATTTAGTAAATAAAATAAATACCCTTCCTGTATCAACTGAATATGATATTATAAAAAATAGATATATTAATGTTTGTAATGAGTTTACAAGCCAGATACCTTGTTTAGAACAATTTGTAACTACAATTTATCCAAGAGTAATTAAACCTCTAGAAGAATTACTACAAAAATTTAATAATGCCGAAAATGAAAATAATGTTTTACCAAATAATGTAAAAGAAAAAATGAATTTAAATGATTTTCATAATGACGGTGACTTTAATAAATATTATAATCCAACATATGAATTACATCAGTATATTCTATTATCACTAATAAGTTTTAGAAAATCATTATGCAATGGAAATAATAATTGCAATAATAATGATAATAATATATCGTCAATTAAATCCTATAATGAAAATAATTATAAACAATATTTGGAGTATATTCATTTTTTTGATAATGAAAAATACAAAACAAATGGTATAGATTGGAATGAACTTAAAAAAATATATAAAAGCTACTTACTTGATTTACCAAATGAAAGTGATTTTGAAAATGAAAATATGTGTTGTTTAAATGAACTAAAAGATAGGCAACAACAAATTATTGGTGGAAGGAAATTAAAAAGAAAATAATACATTTATATTCGAGGGATAAATGTCACTCCGAAATTATTCATCTTTTCCAGCTTCTCAATAGTTTTTTCTAAATTACTAGTTTTAACGTCAGTAAATAAATAATCTACTCCTGGACTAATCTCATTTTTTTTTATTTGTTTATAAATAGAATTTATATTTTTAGTTACATTATTAATTATTTCCTTGTTTTTTTCTCGTACGATTTCTTCCGCTAAATTTATATTTTCAGTCAATAAACTTATAGCAAAATACAGTATAAACTTTCTTTTTTTAACAGATCCAGGACCATATTTTAAACAAAACAAATTCAAAAGACTTTTCATAATTTTCTGTATAAGAGGATTTCCTTGGTCCCCAGCATCTTTTAAAAATATATCCCAAATGATCCATATAATATCCATTTGATGTTTTGTATCTACAGGAATTTCGGTTCTTCTTTCACATTTACACTTTTCTTTTTTATGTTTACATAAATTTTCGTATTCAATAATCCATTCCATCCAATAACAAACACTTACCGAATTTTTCTGACCTAAATTATATAATAGTTCATTAATAGATATATATAATTCTTTTGGATCATCAGGTCTTATAATACTATCCAAATAATGTATATCTGGCGCTTTCAATCTTTCAGTCATTTGTGTAAGATCAAAATCATCTTTTTTTATTTTTATTTCATCAAAGGAATGCTTTCTTTTAGCATCACAAAGTATACATATAATTTCACTAAATAATTTTCTAATTTTATCACTATTACGCATTTTTATTGGAAAATATGTATATCCATTATTAATAATATCCTTAAAATTGTTTATTCTCAATTCTAAATAACTAGCCAGTTTAGGATTTCCACTATGAATATATTTACTATAGAAATAAAGAAGTAAATCCCAAATATCACTATAATGACCAGCGCATACCAATTCCGCGCACCAATAACAAGCAGGTTCTATTTTAGATTGAACTAAACTATTTAGAAATTCTTTTTTAACATCAGTTTTCTTAAACTTTGAAAAAGAAATACCTTTAAATTCATGTTGCTCTCTTATATCATTAATTTCAAAGTCATCCATATATAGAAAAATAATACATTTTTTTTAACAACTATACATATAGATGAAAAATCCTATAAATCAAATAGTACATACTTATGATAAATGTTCTAACTGGGGAAAAATATTAATTTTTTTAGTTATCTTACTAGCTTTGGTAATCTTTTTTAATGGACTACATGAAAAATATAGGGTAAAAGAAGGTTTTGAAGAACAGGGAAACCCTCTTTTTTTATCTGGAACAGCTTTATATGATGATTTTTATGTAGATATTTATGACCAGTTAGTATTCAATAAATTAAAAGATGATTTTGAAATTGGAGAGGTTGTTAACCAAACAACACCTTCATCAGAAAGTATTATATTAGATATAGGTAGTGGTACAGGACATCATGTTGCATTATTATCAGATAAAGGTTATAATGTAAGAGGAGTTGATATATCACAAGCTATGGTTAATAAAGCCAAAGCCAACTATCCTAGTCTAAATTTTTTACAAGGTGATGTTAATAGAGCAACCGAATTTAAACATAATTCTTTTACTCATATTTTATGCATGTATTTTACTATATATTATTTCAAATATAAAGAAAAATTTTTACAAAATTGTTTCGATTGGTTAATGCCTGGTGGATATTTAGTAATCCATTTGGTGGATAGAAATTATTTTGATCCAATTTTACCAGTTGCAAATCCCCTATTAATTATTTCTCCTCAAAGATATGCTAAAAAACGAATTACAAAATCTAATGTTGTATTTGATAAATTTAAATATGAGGCAAACTTTAAGTTAGATACCAATAAAAATATTGCTTTTTTCAAGGAAAATTTCAAATTTAAAAATAACAAGACAAGAAAACAAGAACATATTTTTTATATGGAATCCGAAGAGGAAATACTAACAAAGGCTCAGTCCATAGGTTTCCTTATTCATGGCAAAATTGATCTTATGAAAGTAGCATATGATTATCAATATTTATACATTTTAACTAAACCTTCGTAAGAAAAATAAATCAATAAATAATAAAATAAATCAATAAATAATAAAATAAATCAATAAATAATAAAATAAATCAATATTATAAAATGAATAACTTATTTAATATTTTAAATAATTTCTTGTTTAGAAAAAAAGAAGAAAAACCAATTAAGTTATATAATACCGATAATAGACATAATACAGATAGTAGAGATAAAGTGAATATTGTTAAAGATAAAAATGAAGAAGTCAAGGAAGCAGAAGTAATAAATAAATTAGAAGAAAATGATTTGTATGAGGAAAAAGAAATAGAAATAGACTTGGAAGACGGAAACCAAGAAAAAAATTATACAAACGAGGATAAAAAGAAACTAGAAGAAATATTTGAACCTTTAAAGTTCCAAGTATTGAAAGAATTAATTGAAGAAAGTAAAGATAATAATATTTATTATCAAGAAGACTCGGATGATAACTATTAGAAACGTTCAATGATACAAATATAATTAAAATACTTTATTATTATGAATAAAATATATATTTTCATTATAATAGGATTACTTTCTTTATTTCTTTTTTTGAAATTGTTTATTAAATGGAAATTCCCTTTTTGGAGTATACAACCTGTTTTTCATATCTATGATTTTGGATACTATTTTTTTCCTATAGGAATTATTCAACATTCACTACCACTTAAAAATAAATATACCAACTTTAAAAATATAGAAACCATCGATTTTTCAAAATTGACCACATGGAAAATAACAAAGTTTCTACAATTTATTCAGTTCCATTTTTTAAATAACAAGGAAAATGGTAATATTTTTAATCCAAAAAAAGAAAATATTCTACCATATTTTCAAGGTCATAATCACTTATGTTTTTTTACTTGTTATAATCAAGAGGAAAATATTATTGATATAAAAACAAATTCTATTGAAAAACTGGACAAAATATATTCTGTAATGACAGCTCGACCCCTTAATGTTAAAATTAATAATGGAAATAAAAATGCAAATTTTCCTGTTTATTATGTAGATTATTTATGTGTAGATAAAGGAAAAAGAAATAAGGGTATTGCTCCTCAAATGATACAAACACATGAATATAATCAAAGACATTTAAATAAATATATATCTATTTCTCTCTTCAAGAGAGAAGGAAAATTAACTGGAATAGTACCATTAGTGGTTTATTCTACGTTTGGATTTCATGTTTCACGATGGTCTAAACCAAGTGAATTGTCAGGTGAATATACGATTTTAGAAATTACTGGACAAAATATACATTTCTTATATGATTTTTTACAGGACCAAACTTCTTTTTTTGATATTATGATTATGCCTGAATATGGTAATATAAATGAATTATTGAAAAGCGGAAATATATTTATATATGTTATTTTAAAAGAAGGAACAATTCAATGTTGTTATTTTTTAAGGAAAACTTGTACTTTTATTCAAAGAAACTTGGAAGTCTTGTCATGTTTTGGATCTATCAATAATACAGATAATCTTGTATTTATACAAGGTTTTAAAAATGTATTTTGGAAAATTGCCAAAAAATATAAATTCGGTTATTGTGCCATTGAAGGAATATCACATAATACCATTATTATTGGAAATATCCTTATGAAAACAAAGGCATCTATTATCAGTCCAACTGCTTTTTTTTTCTATAATTTTGCGTATCCAACTTTTAAACCAGAAAAAACATTCATTATTTATTAATTATTTATTATACAAAAAAATTGATTTATAATACTATCATTAATTTATAAGTATTTAACAAAATGAGTGAAATTCAAAGTCAAAGTCAAGGTCAAAGTCAAAGTCAAAGTCAAAGTCATGTATCTAATAAAAAAAGAAAATTATCAAAAACAAAGATATTGAAAAAATGTGTAGACGTATTATGCGATGATTTAATTAATTTTATATTTACTTTTATTGGGTTCCAAGGCGTAAAAGCGTTTAAAATGCATATGCTAAAGGAAAAAGTTTATGAAAAATATAAAGAATATAGATTTAATATGTTAGTAATGTATACTATAAAAGCTAGAGAAATGTGTTCTATAATTAATAAATTGACTAATTATGGTATAGTCATGGTAGCTAAAGCAATACATAATTATACCAATTTATTTAAAAATATCCGAGATGAATGGAAAATAGAATATTATAAAGATAAAATTATTAATTTATATGAAAATCTGTGTAAAAAAAATCTCTTACGATCCGATTATGAATTTAGTATGAGAGCATGGGGTAGTCCTACTATTAAAAAAACATTGGATCATTTCCTTACCTTTGACTATCCTTCCCTAAACAATGAAAGAAAAAACTATTTACCATTATTTGATGATATAATGAATATTGGGCGTCAATATTCATTATAAATTATTATCGTACATATTTGCCTACTCTCGTAAAAGAATCCACTATAAAAATAATAAATATTCCTAAAAAAGAATAAAGAATAATTTCTTCAGTTACATTGTTGGTTCTCTCATCCTGTTTTTCCTCCAACAAATTAATCATATAATTTATTTTTTGTAGTAATAAATCATGTTCTAGAGAATCCACTACTATTGAAGGATTAGTAAAGTTTTCCTTGTGTAAATCATAATTATATTTTTGATTATTCATTTTAACAGTTTGATTTGCTCCCGTATAATTAGGTATATATTTTTTATAATATTCTTCATTTGCCTGTTTATCTCCATAATTCACAGTATAATTATTTAATTCTAAATTTTCAGTTTCTCCTTCATAGGCAGGAACGGCTTGTTGTCCAAGAGATTTGGTTAGAGATCTATTTCCCCTAGTCATCATTTGTTCGGTTGAAATTGTTTTTTGAACTCCAGATGACTGTGGTTTTGGTGGTGGATAAAAGTCTCCTAGAGGATCCTCTTCATCCCCATCTTCAAATTGATTCATAGATTGAAGTACAGAATTGACTTTATCATGATTAATTTCCTCTTTAGGATATTTTTTTTGGGTTTTGTTATGGGCTGTTTTTTTTTTATAATAATCATCTTTGTCATTATTAATCATAGATACTTCATCAAATGGCGCGGCATACATTGCTAAAGACATTCTTATTAAAATTTAAGATAATAATTTGTAAAACAGACTGAAATTATAATTATAAATTGATTTCATTTATTTGGTTACTCCAAAAATTTATATAGTTTATTTATATAGATAAATAAAATGAAGGAAATAAACAATAATGAAGAAGGCATTCTATTTACAGTAATTTTAGCAATACTAGTTATTATTTTTGTATGTTATTTTTCAAAATCGTCTGCTGTTAAAATATTATTATTTTCTTCTTTAGGAAGAGCATTATTAGTATTAATAATTATTTATGTTAGTAGTTATAATTTAATGTATGGACTACTTGCGGTACTAATTATTATTTTATCAAGTTTATCACTTGGTAGTGATCATTATTATATGGAAGGATTTAAACAAATCAATATATTAGAAGAAACAAAAAAAAAAGACTTAACCAATGATCCTAATCATAATTGGTTTTATTCACCTTCTTTAAAATCATTAGAAGGACGTGACCAAATTGGAATGGAGGATAGCATAAGAGGTGGTAAACCATCTAATTCTATTCCAATTATGCCTCATAATATTATGGAAACAGAAGATGTATTACCAAATGAACCTGTAACAAATACATTTGAAAGCTCTACAAGTGTTTTTTAAAAGATCTATATTTTACATGCGAATTTTACATGATAATTTATATGCTTAACTTATATGCTTAACTTATATGCTTAATTTATATGCTTATTTGTAAAAAATATTTATATATTATAAATGAAATTTCCCAAGTTTTCTAAAAAATATGTAGATTTAATCCATTTTTTTTATGTAGTAGTCATTATATTGGCTTTTTACTTTTTATCGCGATTTTTATTCGGTAGAAAAGAGATTGAAGGATTTACAGTTGAATTTACATTTGCCGGTATGTGGAATGGTTTTTTAATGATATTTTATAATTTATGGTATTCCATTTACAATTTTTGGAAAAATATAATTCTATTTTGGATTGATGTATTTGATTATTATTTCTCTCAATGGCTAAGTTTTATTAATAATACAACTAATGATATTACAAATGCTGGAAACAAAATTTCTAGTAAAATTTAAACTAATATAACTTGTTTTATTTTAAAAAATATTTTGTAAAAAGCATTTGAAAAATAATTTATTTCATACTAAATTTTATATTAATTAAATATATGACTGAGAAAAACGATAAAAATAATTCTAAAGGTGGTATTTTTTCCAATTTTTATAACTGGATTTTGAATTTGTTCCATTTTTTCCATTTTAACGTAATGTATTTAAATAGTAGTAAATTTTTTGCTGGTGTAGTTATGATTTTACTAAACGTTGGATCGAAATTTGTGACAATTCAATTTAGCAAATCCACAGAGGAATATATGAAATATACCTTGAGTAAACAAATATTGGTTTTTGCAATGGCATGGATGGGTACTCGTGATATTTATACAGCCCTTGGATTAACTGCAGTATTTACTATATTATCCGATCATCTTTTCAATGAGGAAAGCAATATGTGTATCGTACCTGAAAATTACCGCGTTTTACATAAATTAGTAGATACTAATAATGATGGAATAGTTACCGAGGCTGAAATTAATTCTGCTATTGGAATTTTAGAAAAGGCGAAAAAAGAAAAACAGCAAAAACAACCAAAACAAAAAGAAGCATTTAGTAGATTTCCTCCTTTATTTTATGAAAAGGGAATTAATAATAATTTATTATGAATGTAAAACATCTATCAATCTAAAACAACTATCAATCTAAAACAACTAGCATATCAAAATAATTATCTATACTTAATTTATATGGATCTATTTTTAGGAAATACTGGTGCTGTGAAGTATAGTCCTTCTAAAACCCATCCAGGAAGACTAAATTATACTACCAAAAAAGGGGATAAAGTATATCATCAAAAAGGTCACTACGTGAAAAAAACGCATAAACCATACGGACATTTTAAAGGAACAAAATCTAAAACCCGAAGAGGGCGTAAGAATTATACTACTAAAAAAGGTAATAAAGTATTTCATCGTAAAGGTCACTACGTTAAAAAAAGTAGACGCCCTTATCAATTTTAAATCAAAATCTCAAGTCAAACTAAATATTAATATATAAATTCTTTTTCTATTATATATTATATATTAATGACTAAAAAAGAAGTTGTTGTTATTAAAATAAAGGAAGGCTCTGCTCCTCCACCTGGATTTACGTTTATTCGTAATATACGTGGAATGGATATTTATCATAAAAACATACAAAGTGTTTCTAAAAAAAATATAGATGATTTAGCCGACATATTTGGAAATATGAACGTCCAAGTATTACCTGAAGATGAAATAACTAATTTAATGGGAAGTATGTCTCTAGGAGGAAGAAGAAGACGAAGGAAAACTAAACGTCGTACTAGTAAACGAAAGACTGGGCGTCGCACTAGAAGACGATAAAATATATTTGTGGATAAACCCGTCTTGTAATGGCTCTGGGATTTGATTAAAATCCACTAATAATTTATTTAATCGTAGTTTTTCTTCCGCGTTTTCTTCTTTTATTTTTTTTTCGAATAGTTCAGAATTATAATAGTATTTTAACGCAGTTTTATCACCACATCTTTTCAATACAGACTGTATATTATCACTTGGATCACCAGCTACAATTTTACAAAATAAATCTAATTTAGGATCTCCATGACTACTTTTTAGATCCGTTAGTTTTTTATAATTTAGATTAAATAAATGTATATTTTGTTTCGATAACTGTAAATAGTCCTTGTCACTTGTTATAATAAATATTTCCTTTTCGGGATATTTTTTATGAATATAATTCGTTGCAATTGCAATACAATCGTCTGCTTCCAAGGTATCTAATGAAAGAATAAGATTTACACCTGCTTTTTGAAAAAGTCCGTCTTCATATACCATTTTGAAAAATGGTTTTCCCATAAATCCTTCTTTGTTCCTGCCAGATTTATATTCTGGAAATAATTTAGTACGCCAAATATCTTCTCTCTTGCAATCTTTTCCTACTATTAAAGATATATTTTCTTCTTTGTTTATATATAAATTTTTAGTAATATCTTGGACCGCGTTTATAAAGGTAGATATGAATTTTTCCCGAAATATTTTATTTTCGTAAGGATCTTGTAAAACTTCTAATTGGTCTGGGTAAGCATTTTTCCACCAATTTATCATGGAATAATACCTGTGAAAACAAAAGTAACTTCCATCAATGAAAATGATTTTTTCAGTCGTTTCAATAATTTCTTGCAACATTTATCGTTTATTTCTTTTTTAATTACCAATCAAATATTTATATTTATTACAATCAATTTTATAATTATTTTTTTGGTTTTAATTAATATATATATTTTTAGTATAATGGTTGTAGGTATGTCAGTTAAAGCTACTATAGCTGGATTTAATAGTGCATGTTTTATGATTGGAACCAAAATTCTATGTCTTAATAAGGATCTAGAAGAAGTTTATATTCCTATTGAAGATCTAACGGAAGACTATATCGTTAAAACTTATTTACATGGATATAAAAAAATTAAATCTCTAGGAAAAAGTGTCATTACCAATAATCCAAATGATATGAATTTTTGCATGTTTAAATTAAATTCCGCCAATAATTTATTTGATGATTTAATAGTTACTGGAGGACATGCTATATTAGTTAATGAATTATCAGAATTAGATATTAAAGAACATTTGTTAAAATGGCCAGAATTGAAAAAAATAGATGACAAATATTTATTATTAGCTGGATTATCAGATAAATTTGAGAAAATTTGCGATAATAACAATTATGAAGTGTTTCATATCGTTTGTGAAGATGATGGGGATGAAAATAAACAATACGGAATTTATGCAAATGGAATATTGGCCGAAAGCATTTCCAATTATAATTTTACACAATTTTTTGTATAATTAATAAAAATTATTTATATTTTTTATTAATTAATTAACTTATTGACTATATTCACTTTCATTTGCTATAAATAGATTACTTCCATTACTTATTTGTGAAAAATCTACAGTTACTGAATAACTAGCTGAATTGTATAATGGATTTGTGCTAGGGCTAGGAAAAGATGGTACAATAGGATTATAAAATATAGTTACTGTTTGAAAAAGTTGTTGTTTATAAAAGTTTTGAATAATATCAGGTGAAGAAGAACTATTCCATGAAGTATAAATTTGATCTATTGGAATATTAATTGCAGTTAATTCATCAAAATCTGAACTTGGAGAATAATAAAGAGTAAAAGAATTTGCGTATCCAGAAAAAGGAATTAATAATACAACGGTAATGGATTGTCCTGAGGTTAAAGCGGTTGTGTTAGGTTTAAAAATAAACTCTGTAAATGGTAAATCTGTTAATGATAAATTAAAATTATAATTATCCCCTGAAAATGAACTTGATGGTAGTTCAACTTGAAGTAACGATGTAAATGGATATTTTATTGAAAGAATAGGATAAAAAACATCAGTATTTGTGTCTAAAGTTTGTTTAGAAAGCACTTCTGTAGTAGTGGCTAAATTATTTAAAAATAAACCAGTTTGGGTATAATTTTTTAATATTACATTTTGTTGACTATCTTGTATTAAAAATTCACTAGGATTACTAGATGATGTACCAACTGTATTTAAAAATAAATTTGCTCCAGTTGTACCGTCAGTATTTGTTGTATAAATAGAAATTCCATTACTATTAATTAATACAGGATCATTAAAGTTACCTGTACTATCAAAATCACCAGCTGAGACAGACATTATAAATTATAAACATAAAATATTAATTACAAATAATTTAATTAAATAAAATTAAATAAAATTAAATAAAATTAAATAAAATTAAATAAAATAGTTAAAACCGTCAATATTGACGCCATTATTCCATAAATAAAAACAAATATATTGGATATTATTATTTTTTCATCTGAAGACGCATGATGCCAAATTAATTTTCCAACTAATACAAATAAAAGAGCAAATAATATATTTCCTAAATAATGGTCTGTATTTTCAAGACTTTGCATTACATCAAATTTTGTTTGAAAAAGAATATCACAAAAATCTGGTCCTAAATTAAGTAATAGTAACTTATGATGATTTTCATGTACATTATTTACATGAAATATAGAATAATTCACATTATGTACTGTAGTATAAAATAAATAATAAAATATAATTATATATTCATTAAGAAAATTCCAACTCCATATGTGTTTGGAAAATATAAAAAACAAAATAGAACAAAACTCAAGTATAATTTGGCTAATATGGGATAAATAATTGTTATGGTTATGATGATATAAATGTACACTATTAGTGTATAAAGCTAAATGGCATGAATAGTGAAATAAATGAGATGCAAATAGCATAAAGAAAAAAGTTTTTAATCCTTTAATAATATTATTGGAGGATAATATCAAAACACTTACTATAAGTAGAAACCAAGATTTATAATTAATGAAAACCGATTTTTTCAAGGAACTAATAGTTTGATTTCCTTTATGAAATATTTTATCTAATAATTTTTTATTTACTATTCTTTTTTTTGTATTAATATTGCATTCAGACATATATAAATAGTAGATTTATAAAAATTTGTTTTTACACATTCCATAAACGATAAGTATTAATATTTTCATTACTACAATCATCCACATATTAATTACAAATTCTAATTGTGATTCATATAAATGGTCGCATTTATGTACAATGCCTAAGTTATGTAAAAATTCTTTCGTATTTCTTTTTCCACTTAATCCTAGGTATTTTTCTTCTAATTGTGTTAAAGGACAATCATGCATGGTAACAATCGCAAAAGCGTCTAAGGACACAATAAATAATATAATACATAAGTATAGCAAGTTATTACTAAATACAACCGTAAATCCACCAAGGAAAACGATAAGTCCATGTATAAATCCATAATAGGTTCCAACGGTTAAATTTATGAAATTTTTATAATAAGAAGATAAGTCCCTTATAATATTTTTATCTATATTTTTATTCATTTTTTTTTCATCTTTTTCTTCTTCATTTATTTTATTTTCTTTATTTACAATGTAAACCATTTATAGAAATATTTTATTATTTTAATAAAAAAATAACTTATATCTTAATTATATAATGCCTTCTAAAACCAGAAAAAGGTTTAATAAAAAAAGAAGAACTAATAAGAAAAGAAGAACTAATAAGAAAATATCCATAAAAAAAATTTATAAAAAAAGAAAAGGAGGTTCAAAAGAAGAGTGTTGTATATGTGAAAATAAAATAAATGGAACCTCTTTTATACCAAGTGCTTGTCTCATGAAATATGGTAAAATACGTGCACATAAAATTTGCAATGATTGTTGGTGGAATTCGTTTGCCAAAGAATCAACTAGCCATCAATGCCCTGGTTGTGCGAAAGGTTTACCTTTAAACGGACCTCCACCACCCAAATTTATCGATTTAACCGAGGATGATTAATAAAAAATGAATGCGTTATTAATTTAGTAAAAATAATAATATTTAATAATTTTATATAATGTCTAAATATAGTTCTTCTACTATTTCTAATATTTTAACTCAAAATGTAAGTAATTCTTTTAATTATTCATATTCATCTACTGGTAGTGGTTTATCCTCTGCTACATCAAATGGAATTACTCTCAATGAAGCAAATAATTTCGGAACAGATGAAGCAAATTTAGTTGCAACTAGAGTGGCTAATAAATTGATTAATCAATATCAACCTACTAATAAAGGAGAAACTTTTCTGTTTTCAACCTCAACAACAATAATAAATACTATAAATTTTACTTCTCAAGAAGATAGTGTTCAATCAGATATAACTGAAGGAGTAATGTATAATGTTAATAATTTTTTTAGTGTAGCTGAATTTTTATTAACTAAAACTAGTAATAGTCAAATAGATAACTATGGAGCAAATAAAGATATTAATTATTATGCCGGAGTATATCCTGGAATTACACCATTAGCCGAATTTAATCCATTTCCTACTTTTTACTTAGGACCGAATGATTTTATAATATATGAAGTTGTAGTTCCTGACAATAGTTGGTTGAAAAATCACAACTATTTTAGTTTTACACCATATTTTTATAATTATATTTATGATATTACAAATAACTTATCTACAGATGTATTTGCTAGTACCGATATTACCATTCCATTTTTTGATCTTTTTAAAACGCCTGGTACAAAAATAAATATATGTTTAACTGCTTCTAAAACCATTGGAGATTTATATGAAAAACAAGGATATTTAATCTCTAAAATTCCATCTGAATATCTTGAAACAGCTAACTTACTTCCTTTATTTAGAGTAGGATTGTATAATAATTATTCCTTCAACATAAATAGTTTTGTCACAACAAAGTATCATAAAGGTTCATCGGAACTAGAACCAAATTCTGTTTATTATACAAGTGAAGAAATCGAAGCAAGTTTACCAACTGCATTATTACCTGTAAATGATCCTACTTATCTACAAAATCTAGATATTTTTAACAGTGCTGTTAAATACTTACAAACCATTTCTAGTTCAAGCACTCAGGCGCAACCATATTTTTCCAATACCTATGAAACCGACTATGGATTTAACAGTTTTTATACAAGTATCACTGTTACTCCTCCTGCCGAATTACAAGCGAATAATACAGGTGAAGCCTATTTTAATACAAAATCAATTGATTTAACTACTTTAACCACGCCTTTTTTTTATGTATTAACGTTAAATCAAAAACTAATGGATGTAGGTTTGACATCCAATGTTCAAATTTACAATAGAGACAATAACGCTATTATATACAACGGAGAAATTGTCTCTTCTTCACCACTTCCTTTATTTACCAATCCTGCTTATCCTTATATTAAAAATGACGATATTACATATCCATTATTACAGTTAATTACATATGAAGTTTCTGATTTAATTGCTCAAAATATAACAAGTATTATAATTGTAGAAAGAATAGAGTTTAATCCAATCAATTTTTATCAATCTTCTTTTGACTACCCTGGTAGTACGTATGTATTCTTTGCAAATGAATTAACTACGGATGAAACAAATTACTTAACAACTCTATATGGAAGTAATATTCGTATTACAGAAAATTAATTTATACCCTTGAAGATGTAAAATATATATACTTTATATAAGAATATATATATTTTATTAAATATAAAAATGAAACGAAATAGATATAATATATAATAATTATAATAACAGAATGGAATACATGAAAAAAGAAATACTATTGCAAAAATGTCAAGAATTAAACATGAAGAATTATAAATCTTTATCAAAAACCAAATTAATAGAATTATTACAAAATCATGACTTAGGAAAAAATATGTGCCATAGTAAAAGTTTGAAACCATTAATAAAATGGAGTGGTGGCAAAGGAGATGAAATAGAAAAATTCAAATCATATTTACCTGAAAACTATAATCTTTATTTAGAACCATTTATTGGTGGAGGTGCATTATACTTCTATTTAAATCCAGAAAAGGCGGTCATTAGTGATGTTCATAAAGAACTCATCGATTTATATCAGGGAATTTCAAATGGAAAAGCAAATGAAATATACCAATTTATGGAAGAACATAAAAATGATGAAGTTACCTATTACCAAGTGCGTGACAAAATGAATATTAACGATAGTTTGGATAGTGCCAAGCGATTTTATTATGAAAGAAAAACTTGTTTTCGTGGAATGTTGCGATATAATCAATCCGGGAAATTTAATATTCCTTATGGACGATACAAGACGATTAATTATGAAGATTTGAAAAATACAGATTATGAAAAACTATTGCAGAAAACCACTATTTTAAAACAAAGTTTTGAATATATTTTTGAAAATTATAATGATGAAAATAATTTCATGTTTTTGGATCCGCCATATGATAGTGAATTTACAGATTATGGATATTGTAAATTTGGTAAAGAAGAACAAAAAAAATTGGCTACTTTATTTAAAATTACAAAAATCAAATGTTTAATGATTATAGGGAAAACCCCATTTATTACAGACTTATATAAAGATTATATTGTTGGTGAATATGATAAGAATTATAAATTTAAATTATACGATGGTAGAATAGGCAATGAAATAAATACTAAACATCTTATTATTAAAAATTATTAACTAAACTACTTTTTATTTAAACATACTATCGGCTACATAATTCAGGAAATCCTTGTATTTTTCTTCCGACTGAAACCCTGGATATACCTTGAGCTTTCCCATATATTCATTAATTCCGACCACATTATCTTGGATAGAAACATATTTATTGGAAATTATTTTCGGAATATCTTTAGTATGAAAATAGCGCAATCCAACCAGGGATAACTCAATATGATAGTCGATGAATTCTTTTTTTAATTCATCTACTATTTGAATACACTTCGCACTAGTGGATTTACATTTTTCAGTATCCAAGTTCAAGTTGGATTTTAGTTCCGCGTAATAAATAGTCTTATTGACCTCATCTTTAAATAAATGATCTCTCTCCTTCACCCCTTTTTTATTTTTCTGTTTAATATTCACAAGCACATGATTTTGTTGTGCGAGGACACAATCAACCAACACCTTTTCAATACCGGTACCAAGTTTAATACAGTCACTTTGGGATAAATCGCGATTAATTAACGAAGATAATGAATTTATGTCTTTGGTTTTATTGGAAACGGATCCCTGAATATACGCGTTAGCATCGACCAATTTCTTCCAATTCATATTATTCTTCTCTTCGACTATTTTCACCATATTTTCCATCATTTCTTTGATAATAAGAGATCTTAAAACAACTTCTACCATTTTCTTTAAGCTATTTGGAAATATATTTAAATAAGTATTTAAAGAAACCTCGGCATCCTATTTTCATTTCAATTTTTTATTGATGCGCTGCTATTTCTACATCATTTATCAAAAGACTTAAAAGGATTTTTTACTCCTGCAAACTGAAAGTAAAAATCATGAAAAAATACATGTTTTTTTGTATGGGAAAGTGATTCAAGGAATCGATTTTGGACATTTTTGGGATGTCCAAAATCAAAAAGGCCCAAGGGACTTTCGGAAAAAACCGATTTTGTTACCATAATGAAAAATTATGGTCTGGTGATTTTTTGAAAATATTTATTTTGTTACGATAATTTTTTCAATATTTTTTGCGAAAAGGATTTAGGCATTTTTTCTATTAGTATAATATTAGGAATGAATGCCTTAAAAAAATGCCAAAAAATGCCGACAGAGCATATATGTGAAAATTGTCACTTTAAATGCAGTAAATTTAGTAATTATAAAAAACATTTACTAACTGATAAACACAAGAGACTAATAAATCCTAATTTTTACTACGAAAAAAATGCCGAAAATAGTAAGCTAATATGTATTTGTGGAAAAATTTATAAACATATGTCGAGCTTATGCTGTCATAAAAAAACATGTATTTTATTAAATAAAACTCAAGAAGAAAAAGATGTTGCTACGCTAACTACACTCATTACAGAAGTAGTGAAATCTAATCATGATCTTACACAACAAGTATTTGAATTATGCAAAGAAAAGGAAAAAACTTGTTCTAATACCAATAATTATATTAATCATACGAATTCACATAACAAAACATTTAATCTGAATGTATTTCTTAATGAAACATGTAAAGATGCTATGAATATTATGGACTTTGCAAATTCTTTGAAAATAAAAATTTCCGACTTGGAAAATGTAGGGAGAGTTGGATATGTAGATGGTATAACTAATATTATAGTTAAAAATCTGAAAGAATTGGATATTTCGAAACGTCCTCTTCATTGCAGCGATCTCAAGAGAGAAACACTTTATATTAAAGATAAGAATGAATGGTGTAAAGAAAAAGAAATGTTGAAAGAGGCTATTAAACATGTAGCGCATAAAAATGTTCAAATGATACCTAAGTGGAAAGAGGAAAATCCTGAATATAAACGCGACGAAGGAAGTGCCAATGATAATTACCTAAAGATAGTGATGCAAGCAATGGGTGGTTCGGATAAACAAGAAGATGATGTTTATCAGAACAAAATAATTTCTAAATTAGCTAAACATGTAACTATTGAAAAGGATACAGATGCTTAGTGTCCTTTAGAAGGAAAACCATCTCCTAGATAATGATTATAATTATCCATACAGTTAACGCAGTTACTTAATGGTTGGTATGGAGTAGGATTGGCTAATCCCAATTCATTGGCTGGTAAAACTCCTCCTGTGGAATAAACACCTGTTATTGGAAGATTGTTTTGGTATTGAGCGTAACCACCTCTTTGTTTTTTCGATTTGGATTTTTTCCTACAACTATTGGTATGCATATGTTTGCATCCAAATTTATTGCAATGAGTAGAATGTTTATGTTTACAAGTATAATCCTTAGAAGTATGTCTATGCATATGTTTGCATCCATATTTCGTACAACTATAAGTATGAACGTGTCTTTTTACTTTTCTTTTCATAGTTCTCATTCTCTTTTTTCCATCTTTCATTTTATACATTTTAGTGATATTTTTTATTTTTTTTTTAAGCCCCCCTTTCCATACTGCAATTCCTGGCACATAACCTTTGGCTGCATCTACCCCCCATTGAGCACCTGTTAAACCAGGTAAATTTGGCATACCAGGAATAACACGATTGCCGAAATTGCCCTGATTATGTGTATCAGAAACATTTACATACCGTGGATTTATATCAGTTCCAGGAGTTATATTTCCATATCCTAAATTTGATGCAAATGATCCAGACATTACTTATATAATTAGTATTTATTTTTTTCTATATAGTGAAGTTGTTCTTCCTCTATTATTCTCATATGAGATGGTGCTATTCTATCAGGAACCCATTTTTTAAATTTATACGAATAATAGCATACCATATTATAAAATTTATCTAAATAAACAAATTTATCTATTTTATCATTTTGAAATTCTTCCTCATCATCACTTTCTTCTAATGTATCTAAATTATCATTTTCTTTTATTTTTCTAAATAATTTATTCATTTTCACACTAGTTGTATAGTCAGGAATATATGCAATACTATGAAATTTACTTCCATTATTTATATATAAATGATAAATGTCATTTTGTAAATCGGGTCTAACCTGAAATACAACGTCTTGTTTTTTATGATTTTTTGATTGAATAAATGTCTTTGAATTTGTATTTGTGTATGTATTTATATTCGTATTTAAATTTGAATATGTCTTTTGAGGCTTAATATCATATTCCTCATAATAAATTGTATTGGAACTAATATTATTTAAAAATCTATATTCTAAATATCGGACTTTATATGGAAGTGACTTGCATTTACTCCTACATTCTTCTTCAGTACTACAAATAACCGGAAGACCTATTATTAAAAAACTTTTATTGTACGCGATAGAATTAATGTCGTGTTGGAAAAGATGATGATAGATATTAATTTTTTCCATTAATTTCCAGGATGATGCATCTTTTCCTTTGTAGAATAATATATCTTCGAGAGAAAAATGAGTATGACCTTTACATTTAAAAAGAGTGCCATATAATAACGTTCCATAACAAAGATGGAAATGAAAACATGCTGGTTTTATGTAAATCTGACCTATTTGGTTATTTATTAATTCTATCACGATACAAACATCTTTAGAATTGTAATTGGTAAACCAGATATATGCATTGATACCTTCTGGAATTGCAAATACTAAATCATAATTGGAAACTTTCTTATAGGGTATTTTATAAGAAAGTTTCTTTGTTCTCGGAAAATCCTGTAATAATGAATTTTTTTCTTGTTCTGAAAACAACATACTTTATATACTATATATCTTAATCTTTAAATAATTTATTGTAATAGTTATTATCTTATTACAATAAAATATATGATTTCTGTTTAATAACTTGAATAAGCATTCGAAGAATAGGAACTAGGATCATACAAATCTTCATTACTTGTCTGGAAATCATTCGATGAAGGCAAGTTATCCAAAGATGTTGTTTTGTTATTAAATTGTTCTTTTAAAAATGATTTTAATTCATTCTTCATACTTTCCGTATCTATTTTTCCATTTTCCTCAGAATATTTAAATTCTGGTTGACTATTTTCTTTTTTAGATATTATATCCAATATTGCTTGATATTTTTGTGCCGGAACATTCACCAAATCTTTTACCTTTGGTACTGTTAAATTATCTTTAAAAAATAATATTAAATGATGAACTATCAAAATAAATATTATCGATATTATCGTCATTTGAAAAATCCAGGAAATCATTTTCTTATTCTTATAGTAGTTTAATATTTGTTTAGTATAAATAAAAACTCATTTAAATCTTCTATACAATTATCCAAGTCTATTTTTTCTTCATTATACTCAAAATAAAAATTACTTGGTATAAAGTGTGTTGTCTGATCTCCTTTATATCCTTCTACAACAAAAAAAAAGAAAGGATTTTTTTCCTCTAGAGAATATTTAATTCTATTTATTGAATTAGAAATATGACTATTTGGAATATTAGTAGTTGAAATGAAAGAACAAGTAGATTTATCTAAAATCAAATTAAAATCTCCCAATTTTTTATTTACAATTGGTACATCATTTGTAAAAATTTGATATATTTTATCTTTTAAAATATGGAACTGACCAGTTTCACTATTAATTTCAATAAATTCTTCATTACTATGAAAATATTTTTCTAAAGAAGAGAGAATAGCCAATAATTGTATTGGTTTATAGTTATCGATATATATTTTCATTATTATATTAATTATATATAAACTATTTAAACCTTTCCATAAAATAGTTTATATTATATAATATGTCATTGAGTATTATTATTGTTGAAAAACCAGGAACTCTAAAGTCTTTAGTTGTCAAAGATTTTAAAGAGGAATTGTTATTCAAAAAATGTGGCTTTCAAAAAGCAGACGGATTTCAAGAACAAAATACTTGGAGTGTAAAATATAATGGTGAAAAAATCTATATTGCAGTTTATGGGAAAAAGGAAGGACGTGCTAACTCTGAAAATAAATATGATTTTCCTCCTCCAATTGATAATACTCTTTTCTTTGGTTCATGTGCCATTTTAGCTATTAAATTAGATAAAAAAACCTTTATAGATTTAACTTTAGAAATGTGGGAAAAAATATATGAAAAATTATTTGGTGGGTTTGAAGATTTAAATTCCACTGCGTTAGAAGATGAGGATGAGATTGATGAATTGGCCTTTGTTCCTAAAGAAAAAAAGACGAAAAATGGTTATTTAAAAGATGGTTTTGTAGTTGATAGTGATGGTGATGAAGAGGAATTTAGTGGGGATGAAGAGGATGATGAAGAGGAAGATGATGATAAAAACCCAACTTCTGAAGAAGAAGAGGGAGAAGAAGTAATAAATTTGGAGGATATTGGTTCCGAATTAAGTGAAGAGGAATATGACTATAGTGAGGAAAGTGCCTAATAATTAAGATTATTTGGTAAAACTATACTATTCTATGCATATGCATATGCATAGTTCTCTGCTTTTGTAATATTTATATAAAAATGAAAATAAAAAACGCACTTTTTAACGTAGTCGACGAGTACTGCGACGTCTACGTCGCCCATTAGTTTTTTTTCTACGAGATGTTCTTTTTGATTTTCTTCGACGTTTTCCACCAAAAAAACTATATTCCATAAGTTGTGTATTGGCTGGAACAATTTGCTTCATACCATCCGACCATGTTAACTCGTAGGACCCTCCTAGGTTATATGTTTTTCCATCCATATCTTGTTGCCCTTCAAAATCTGGGATCCATTTTTTACTTTCTAAACTTATCATTTTTCCATTTACAACATAATATTTATCAAGTTTAGCTAAAGAAACTAAAACCATTTATAAAATAATGATAGATTTTTATTTTTATATTTACATTTACATTTACATTTTTACATTTTTAATACTAGTAGAAGTTTGGTTTTTCATATCATATACTATTATAGAACAAAAATCGATTATTAAAAAAAATTGATTATTTAAAAAAAAATTGATTTACTTAATTAACATTCTCTTGTATGAAAAAGTAATTAAAACATGGGTGCATCATCTAGTATTTCCTTAGAAGTTCCTATTGATATTATTGATATTTATCTGTCTTACGCAGAAGAGAGTAGATTTGTCACAGAGTTAAAATGTAAATTAAATCTACTCAACTATAATCTTATAGATAGTTCTCTTATTCAAAATTCATTATCTCAATTTTCTATTCCTGAAATTACTATTCTTGTAGAAAAAAATATTCATAAAGCCAATAATATTATTATTTGTTTATCTAAAAAATCTATTCAGTCTATTTCCAACGCAATAGAAATGAATGAATTAGGAAAAGTAAATCCTAATTCACATAAATATATTTATTTAATAATGGAAAATGATTATACTCCGGAAACTAATATTGAAATTTTAAGCATTATTAAAAAAGGGTTATGGTTTCCATTTTATGATCAGACAACAGTTGAAGAAACTATGAATAAAATATATCCATTATTATCAGGTGAAGAAGAATTTACAGAAAAAATTGATATCATTTGATTTTTATACTTTAAATTAATTTATCTAAATTTTAATGCCTGACTTTCATCATAAATATAATTTGAATAGTGTCTATATTTGTCTATTATTGCTTGTATATAATATATGTAAATCTAATTATGAATATTTACATGTATTATTGAATAAAATTTGTTTACTTGATTATAATTCTTTTATTATAATAACAATTATATTAGGATTGTATTTATTTTTGAGAAATATTTGTTTTGAAGTCAATATTACCTTTTCTATAAAATACAAGTAAAAAAGAAAAATTTTGAATAAAAAGAAAAATACAAGTAAAAATAAAAAAATTGAAATATAAACTTTCCTTTTTTTCCATTGTATTGAAAGAATGAGAGTAAGTATATTGTTTGTTCTATTGAATATGTGTTCTAGTTATATTATAAATACTAGGCTACATTTTATGAAAACATGTTTTCCTGAAGAAAATAATATGTCAAAAAGAAATAAAATAGAAAATGTAGTTTATGATATGGAAAAACCATTTTATACTTTAATATGGTATGACTGTACTAAATGTAGAGACTTAGTATTTGAATTGGAAAAATTGCATTTGAAATATGTTTATATCAATGGTAATATTTATTTTAATGATATCATGAAGAAAACGAATGAGTTTAACAAACCATTATTATATAAAGAAGAGGAATTAATTGGAGATAATTTATTTGATATTTATGAGGAAATATATAAAGCAGGTGGTTAGATTGGTGCATTTCCTGTATAGTTCAAAAACCACCAGCTGTCATATAAATGGATAACTGCAATTGTTAGTAATAACGCTTTTATATAAATATTTATTTTCAGGAAAAACACGATATAACATAATAATAAAAATACAAAAAAATGATAGGAAAATTTAATATACGAAAGATTATTCATATATTAAATCAACTTAAAATTTTTTTTTATTAATATAAAATGGAAAATATTTCTTTTATAAAAACCGATGATAATTCAATTATTAACGTAGCTGCTATTCGATGGGTTAAAAAAATGAATGAATGTCTAGAGGTTTGTAGTAAACAAGATGGATGTCTTCTTGAAAAAGAAACACGTAAAATTTGTAAAGTCAATAGTTTGGATAGTTATAATAAACTGAACGAATATTTCAAATAATAAAATTGATTTTCATTTAAACATAACATGCGTATGATATCTAAGAAATGCCATCTCGTAAAATTGAAAATCAAACCGTCTTTCGTGCTAATATAGTGAAGAAGCTGGATGAAATTTTCCAAAATGAAAAGCACAGTGGTAATTTGGAAAAAGGGATTTATAATTATGCATTGAAGGAAGCCACCAGGCGTAAAGTTATTAAAAAATGGGATAATCCATATTTCGTTCAAATTTATGTAGATCATTTACGCAGTATTTTTGTTAACTTGAAAAATACTGATATTGTTTCTCAAGTAACAGATGGGACTATTAAAGCACATACCATTGCTTTTATGACACATCAAGAACTTAGCCCTGTAAGATGGGCTGATATGATTGAGGCAAAATCCAAAAGAGATAAGAATAAGTTTGAAACAAATATTGCAGCTGCTACAGATACCTTTACTTGTAGAAAATGTAAAGGTAACCAATGTACTTATTATTTACAGCAAGTGCGCAGTGCTGACGAACCGATGACGATTTATCTTAATTGTGTACTTTGTGGGAATAAATGGAAAACAAGTTAATCATAAAATTCTACTATATTTCCCTTACTATCATAAACCCAAATTTCATATAAATAACCCATTTCTTTACCTGCTTTCTGTTTTAAAAATATACTATGGTTATTAACTTTAGCAGTCCAAGTTGATTTTATTTCAATACATCTATTTTGACTTGGAATAAATATATCCACAAAATGCCTATGTTTTTTATTGGTTAGATCATTATACCATATAGTAGGAACATTTTTACAACCGGTAATAATTTCTTCTTCTAAAACTCCTTCTTGTAACAATTTATCCAAAGCATAATGTTCATATCCTTGTATTTTGACTATATTACCTGATGGATAACTATATTCTTTTAATCTATAACTACTTTTCGTAATTTTTTCCATTACGTCCGCATTTTGCTTTGGATATTCTACACCATATCTTTGCAAATTTGTTTGTTTACTTTTTTCTTTAATTTCCTCACGTTGTAAATTATATTCGACACCATATCTTTCCATATTGGTTTGTATTGTTTTTTCTTTCATTATATCCGTTTGTGTAAAATGTTCTACTCCATATCTTTCCATATTAGTATTTTTACATTTATCTTTTATAGCTATACTTTGAGATACATATTCTACTCCAAACTTTTCCATATTTGTTTGTTTAATTTGGTCTTTAATTTCTTGACGTTGTAGTTGATATTTAACTCCATATTTTTCTATATTCGTATTTATTCGTTTTTCTTTTACTTTTTCATTTTGTAAACCATATTCAACTCCATAAGTTTCTAAATTTGTTTGTTTTACTTTATTTTTAATTTCTTCACTTTTCATAGCATGTTCTACACCATATTTTTGAATATTACTATCTTTCATTTTATCCCTAAATATTTGGGATTGTGCTGCATATTCAACACCGTATTTTTCTACCATTGTATTTTTAATTCTATCGAACCCTATAATTTTTGCACACTTTTCACAGCCAAAGTTTCGTTGTTTATGTAAATTATTTAAACTTTTATTAAAACTATTATCACATGAAATACATTTACCTATTATTCTTGTATCTCTGGTAATAAATTTATCTTTATAGTCTTCTAGTAATGTTACATTTCCTTCTTCGCAAATATTCATTAACATTTCATAATCGTATTTTAATCTCGGCATCCTCCTTTCTATTATATACAGATTTTATATTTAAATAATTTAAACGTAAATATATTATTTAATTATTCCCTAAATATATAATATCTCATTGTTCTTTTATAAACATTCGTTTCTAATCTAACTTCAATATCCGTCCCCACAAATTGATATCCCTGTTTCCTCAAAATACTCCGAATGATATTAAGATAAGGACGCTTGCAAGTAAAATTCGGTTTAAAACTAGAAATCGTCGAACACGCAAATACCTTTTGTATTGCATCTTTCATCCCCATAATTTTCTCTTGTTTTTCCAGGTCAACATCTAAATCACTCAATAAAAAAGTATGTTTTTCATCGAGTTCCAAGACAGAAATTAATTCCTGGCAAATTTTCTCTCTTTCATCTTGATATTTATCACACAGTTTTTGGCGCATTTATAATAAATAAATAATTTATCTCTAAGTAAATTACGTAAATTATTTATTTTGTTATTCTATTTAAATATTCATTTAAAATACTTAATCCAATAATTAATATTAATATAATGGTAGTATGATGACGAACTTTATAATTTAAATAAAATCTTGAATATAATTCAACAATAATAGAATAAATAGTTACATTCATAACATGTAATGTATTAACACTATTTTGTCCTGAAAAAAATAAATATAATGGAATTTTAGTCAAGTAAGCAAATATTCCAAAAATAAATTCTATGATGAATATATATTCTATACTTTTTCCAAGTGGAATTAATAATTTAAAACTAAAGGATGCCAAAGTATTTAATATACCATAAAATATTAGTCCAACTACTAATATAGCTAAATTTTGATTTGGAGATAATGTCATTATATTATATTATAGAACTATTAAATAAAATAAAATGATATACAAAAAATAATTGTTGAAATAAATATAAAGCTTACTCTACGTTGTTACTTAATATGATATCTATAAGTTTAATTTTCTATTTTCTAAATACTTTTATTTGGGTCGATGCTTTTACTAGCTATTTCAATCATTGGACGTGTGTTGGTCTAACAAAAAATATGGATTATTCAAAACCACAGGTTGTAAAGATAGGAGAACTACCATTAGTACTTTGGAAAAATCCTGTTGATAATAAATGGACTTCTTGTATTAATATTTGTCCTCATATGGGATCAAAGTTAGATAATGGAATTGTTACATATAATGGATGTTTACAGTGTCAATATCATGGATTAGAATTGAATAAAAATGATCAATTAGGAGTTGTTGTAGAACAAGAAGGAAAATTATTTTGGTCTTATAAACCAATTTCAAAGTTACCACCTAGAATTCCCTTTTATACAAATCCCAGTTATGAAACCTCTATTCTAGAAATAGATATGTCAGCTTCTTTAACTGATAGTGCATATAATATGATGGATTTAAGACACCCTGAATATGTACATAATCAAATTCTCGGATTTGGAAATAGTCTTCCTCCTCAAAATCTAAAACATTTTTTCTATCATTCTAAAAAGATTGGTTTATCATTTGATTATATATCTAATGAATTAATGAGAAGAATGAATGAAAATAATAATATAACTAATAATTTTCACATGTTTGAATATCCTAGCTTTTCTTGGTCAAAAGTAACCTTTGGAAACAATAATTTGATTATTGGAGTTAATTTATTACCATTAGAAAAAAATAAAACTCGATGGTATATTACCATTTGTCACAATTACCACAAGTCAAGTATGGGAAAACAGTTTATGAAAATGCTTGCTCTAACTATATTAAATCAGGATTTTTACCAAATGGGAAACCAGGCTGATGAGAATGATCTTAAAAAGGAAATATTATTCAATCATATCTTTCCCGACGAAAATGCTATATTGATTTTGAAACAAATGTTTGAAGATTATAAATTCCCTGATTTACAACAATGTATGGAATTATATAAGGATGATAAGTATGACTTATAATTAATGATTTATAGTTTATAATTTATAGTTATACACAGGGTATTTTACTATAAAATATTTTACCATAAAATATTTCTACTCAAGTTATTAGCAGAATACTTGTTTTTCTTCCAGTCTCCACGCATAAACTTGGTTCTTCTTAAATAATTAGCGCGTCGTGTCTTATCTTTATGCTTTGTATAGTCTTCGTATCCAATTTGTCCGAAATTAATCCATTTATCATGCTTTGGATCATAAATACTATATTTTTTTTCTTTATTACGCGCAGGATATAATTTGGCTGTCTTGCCTAGATATTTATATGCCATTTTCTGTGCTTGAACGGGATTAGAATAGGTCCGTAATTTTCTTGTAAATGTTTTTTTGGAAGAATATGTCATTATAATAATATTATATTAAATATTTTTAGTTTAATATATTACTATAGTAAAGAATAAGAACATGAATATGAATATTTTTAATATATTTTTAATTTTTTGTCCGTTTATTAATGCCTTTTCAAGTCGATCCTTTTTTCCAAAACCTTTTATTAATAATAACCATTATATTAATAAGCAAATAACCCTGGAAAATAATATTATTGATATAGATGAAAATCTATTTCATATTATAGAGAAAAAACGCACTGGATTTATGAATATTATTCGATATAAAAATATCATGCCTACTTTTTTTTTATGTTTTTCTGGAGGTTGGGTTATGTGTCCGTCGTGGTTTCTCTTATGGACAAATGTTTCCTTTTTAGTAACAACGATTAATACAATTCTAATCATGTCAGCAAGTATGGTTATAAATGATATATTTGATGAAGATATAGATAGGTTTAATATGTTGAGAAGACCAATTGTAACTGGAGAAGTAACCAAATGGGAAGCAGTTTTATATACGTTCTTATTATTGTCCTTATCAGAATTTCTTACTCTGCATTATCTCCCAACTTATCTTATTGATAATATCCATTTTTCCATTATTAGTTTAATGTTATATACTCCTTTTTTCAAGAAAATCACCTTTATTAAAAATATCTTTTGTGCCTTTTTCGTTTCCTTTTCTATATTTGTAGGAGGTAATGCATCCTGTAAAGGAGTACTTACTTTGCATCCAAATTTTGGACTATTAGCTATTATTTATAGTCTAATATTTTTTGGATCACTTTTTAATGAGATTTTACTTGACATAAGAGACTATGAAGGGGATAAGTATTTTAATGTGAAAACACTCCCAAGTTTATTTGGGAAAAAAATTTCTTGGATATTTGCAGGATTAATTATATTTTACAATATTATTTCCAATACTTTTTCTCTCATGTTTTATAGAGGAATTGATAATGGATTAATATTACCTTTTTTCTTTATTCCAATTTTACAACAATATTATAGTATTAAAACTAATGATTATTCAAAAGAAAGTATTGTCTCTACTGTGAATATTTCATCTAGTTATTATTTTATTGGATTATTATTTTATTTATTTTTACTTGCTAGTATATGAAAAAACGCTTAAATATAAAATATATTAATAAATATGGAATTTATTCAAAACTCATATAACAATGATTACAGTAACAGTAATATAAACGATTTAGAAAATCAGAGTTTACTTAAAAAGAAAAAAGTAGGCAATTTCGGTATTGAATTATATAATTTTGATATTAATAATTCACAACATACTAATTTAATTAAAAATTTATTATACCAGTATTTGATTATTATAATTAAAGGTTCCAAAATAACTTATGAAGAACAAATTAAATTATCAACCTTTTTTGGACCACCTACATTAGCCCATCCAGTAATTCAAGGTAATGATAATTTTCCACAAGTTTTAGAAGTAGATGGAGCAAATGGTGGTAAAAATGCTAAATGGCACACTGATGTTACTTTTTTAGAAAAACCTCATTCTGTTTCAATTCTAACTGCTGATATAATTCCAAAATCTGGAGGTGATACATTATGGTGTGATCTTAGAACTTCCTATAACTGTCTAAGTAACGGACTAAAAAAATATATAAATAAGCTTGAAGCAGTACATAAAATCACTCCATTAGCTTATTGGGGTTATCCATTTGTATATCTAGACAAATCTAGGGAAAAAGTACTAAAGTCATATGAATTATCTAAAACAGTACCCACTGTTATTCATCCGGTAGTACGTATTCATCCAGTAACTAAAAATCCTTCTATTTTTGTTAATCCTGGTTATACATCTCATATCTTGAATGTTTCGAGTATAGAAAGTGATTATATATTGAAATTAATCTATGAACATATGACACAACCAGAATTTGTTTTAAGGCATAAATGGGAACCAAATGATATTGTAATTTGGGATAATATATCTACTGCTCATTATGCTGTGAATGATTATGGTTCATGTGAGAGAAAATTGAGACGTGTGACCGTAGAGGGAGATAAACCATTCGGATATAATGGATTAAAGAGTAGAATAACCCAAGATCCATTAGAAATAGAAGGTTAGGAAAAATTCCATTCTCCATTCGTATTCCTTCGTATTCGTATAAATTACATCTTTTAATATCTATATTGGATATAATATGTCTAATATAGATAATATCAAAGACCATTTCTTATTACCAATTTCTTATTGTAAAGAAAGATGCAATTTAAAAGAAAATATTATTGATGATTTAGAACTAGTGAAAACACTCGATCCTTCTAATAATAGTATTTATACTTACTTTTTCAATCAACAAGAAAAAGAGAAAAATATTCTAGTGGATAAAATGGTAGACCAGATTTCCACTGTCTATACTACAGATACCAAATTTTTAAAAGATACTCAAAACTTATTAAAAACTTATAATCCTATTTCCCCTACTAATACATCCCAGATTTTAGAAGTATGGAAAGAAATAAAAGACGATACTAGCTTTAAAGAAAAATATAATTATATGGATTGGACGTTACTGGAACATTTAAATTATTCGGACTCCTTTCTCCAAATTTTAAGTGTATATACGATGGCCTCTCCGGTACTTTCTCTCTTGACACCAGTTATTATTCTTATTATTCCCTTTTTTCTTTTAAAATTAAAAGGATTACCTATATCTGTTGGTGATTATATGGATATTATTAAACAAATTGTTTCTAATCATGCTCTAGGTAAACTAACTCAAATATTTACGAATTTTAATAGCATTTCTACAGAACAGAAACTTTATATATTGTTTTCAGCCGGATTTTATATTTTTTCTATATATCAAAATATCATTACCTGCATAAAATTCCATCAAAATATGATGAAAATACACAAGTTTTTTGCAGTGACACATGAATATCTGGAAGAAACCCTTGCAAAAATGAACCACTTTTTAGACGCAACACAAGGTCTTGCCTCTTATGATGAATTCAATAAAAATATGAAAGTAAATATGGCTAATTTAGAAAACTTTCAAAAAAAAATAAGTGTTGTAGGAAAATATACTTTTTCTCTCTCCAAATTGTTGGGAATAGGAGTTATTTTAAGAAATTTTTACGAATATTATGAAAATATTTCTTTACAAAATGCCTTTTTGTATTCCTTTGGATTTCATGGATATTATACATGTTTAGAAGGATTAGTCAGCAATATACGCAATAAACATCTTCATTTTATTAAATTTAGTAAAAAGAAAGGCAAAAATATATTTAGAGATAGTTATTATTGTCCTTTATTAAATAAAAATGCTGTTAAAAATACAATTTCATTGAAAGAAAACATGATTATAACTGGGCCTAATGCATCTGGTAAAACAACTATTTTGAAAACAACATTGATTAATATTTTATTATCACAGCAATTTGGTTGTGGATGTTACAAGTCAGGAATATTATATCCTTATTATCAAATTCATTGTTATCTAAATATTCCAGATACATCTGGTCGAGATAGTTTATTCCAAAGTGAGGTGAGAAGATGTAAAGATATACTAAAATTAATTATGGAAAATTCAGAGGAAACCCATTTTTGTGTATTTGACGAATTATATTCTGGTACTAATCCTGATGAAGCAATCACTAGTTCAACTGCATTTATGGAATATCTAGTGAAATATAAAAATGTTCAATGTATGTTAACAACCCACTTTATTCAAGTTTGTCATAATTTGGATAAAAACACTAAAATTCGTAATTTTCATATGGTAGTTAATGGAGATAACCAATGGAAATATACCTATTGTTTGAAACCTGGAATATCTGAGATAAAAGGAGGAATAAAAGTATTGTATGATATGGAATATCCAAAAGAAATATTGGATAATATTCATAAAAAAAATAATGCCTAATAGATTTTTTTTAAAAATAATTTCCAATATTATTCGTTAATTGATTAATTAAAATATATAAGGTTGTTATAAGAATGGCATTAGCAGATATATTTAATCCAACCTTTTTTTTAATTTTAGGAATTGTAATGTTGCTATTAGGACTACTTGTTATTTATTTTGAAACTAAATTAAGAGATCAAAATCATAAAATTAGTTCCATGGTAAGTTTAGTTTCAGCAATGGCAGAAGAAATACGGGGTAGGAACCCAAATAATTTTCCAATTTCAAACATGAATTCTATTTTTCCTATGAATAACATGAATGCCATGAATTCTTTATTTTCAAATTCTGATTCCTTAATTCATGTTTCTGATAATGAAGAAGATGATGAGGATGACGATGAAGACGATGAACAAGATGAGGATGAGGATGATGAAAACGAGGATGATGAAGACGACGATGACTATGATGATGAAGACGATGATGATCATTCAGCAAAAACGAGGTTTATAAAACCTAATGATGTCATTAATATTGGAAATGAAAATCTGGATGAAAAAATTAATTTTTTAAATTCGGATGATGTCTATGATGAAAATGATTTAGAAGATATGGATGAGTTAAATGATTTGGTAAATGAATTAGAAGAAACTAATTTTGATACAGAGATAATTAATATTAAAGAGGAAGGAAATAACTTTGATTTTTTGAAAACTATTCATATTTCCAATTTAGAAGAGGAAACTGACATTAACAAATTTGATTATAAAAAATATTCACTCAATAAATTACGAAATGTTGTAGTAGAAAAGGGATTGGTATCTGACTCCTCTAAATTAAAAAAACCTGAACTATTAAAACTATTAGGTGTTGAATAAATAATTTAAATTATAGAGTTGGGATGTATAGAAAATATTGTTATAAAATAAAGATTGTATAAAAATAAAAATACTATAATATATATAATGTCTTGGGCGACTTGTTATAGTGGAAGTAATAATATACATTTCAATTATCCACCTTTAATGGCAGATGGAAGAAGTTATGCTTCATGGCAACCAGATGCTGTTATTAACAGACGTATACAAAAAAAAGAAAATATTCATTCCAATTGGAGCTATAGGCAATTTCTTCAAAAAAACGGGCTGGAAATAATGAAATTTAATTCTGAACAAGCATGTTATGATTTGGGTTTGCCATGCCATCAACAAGTTAATAATACCCCTTCTGATAATGTTCCATATATGTATAAATCTACTTTTGATAGCAGTTTTCCTGGATATGGTTACTCCAATAGTGATTTGAAAAATCAGTATTTATCTAGGGAACAATTAAATGCAAGACTTGTTTCACCTGGTATATCCATGCCATCATTAAATAGTTTAACGAATAATTAAAATAATGTGTTTTATAAAAATGTTTTTTTTCAAGTTAAACAATAAATGTTTTTTACAAGTTAAACAATAAATGTTTTTTACAAGTTTAACAGATTATAATAATAAATTTAATAGATTATTATTATAATGAATTAATTATCGTATCCCCATGGCCATATACAAACTGTTCTAGGTATAATATAATTTATATATTCATCTTCCTTATAGTTTTGTCTATCTAATGATATGGAAGCAGGGAAAATAACATTTACTTTTTTTTCATCTCTTAAATATTTTAAAGTTGATGTCATAGTTATTCCACTACAAATAGATTCATCTATTAAAATAACATTTTTACCTGTTAAATTCTCATCAATTCCTTCACAAACATCATACACACCATTGTTTTTAAATATATTTCTTTGTATTGAATCATAAATATAATTATTAGATGTTTTATTACAATTATATTCACTTCTTGTTAATTTAACTTTATAATTTTTTATATTTAATTTTCTAGATATATAATCTGATATTATAGCACCTCCAGTTTTTATTCCAACTACATAATCATAATTAATATTACTAGCTTTTATTCTTTCTATTATTTTATCTAAACAAATTTCTAGATCTTTCCATGAAACAAAAGTAACTTCCTGTATAATAGCATTACCATATAATGATAAAATTTTTACATAATATGGTGTTTCCATTTTTTTTTTAATACTTGGCAACATTTGTGGATCAACCCATTCTGGTATAGGAATTTCTATTTTGCTATTTATTTTATTTATGATTAAAATAACTAAAATTAATCCTATCATAAAAACGAATAAAAATGAAAATACTGACATATTTGTTATGGCATAGATTTGACTATAGAAAAGACCTAATATAATACCTGCAACTACTTGTCCAATAGTATGCATACTTGAAATAACACGTTGAATTGAAAAAATAAAAATAAATAATATACATAAAGGTAACGAAATGAATTTATAAATATATAATAATGAAAAAAAAATAGTAGATACTTCAGCGTGTCCAGACGGCATACCGATACAACTTAGGCTACTGTAAATTTTATTTTGACAGTTTTGTAATGGTCGTTTAATATCATAATGTAAATAGAATTGAGAAAATTGTTTTTCTAATCCATTTTGTATATAATAATGATATAAACAAATAATAAAAATAATTATTATTATGTTTATTTTTTTAGTATCTATTTTTATTTTTTTAATATAATTATTTATTAATTTCATTATATTATAAATTATTATATTATAATTTAATAAATTTATAATTTAATAAATTTAATAAATTTATAATTTAATAAATTTTATAAATTTATAAGTTGTTTTATTAGTTATAGCTAATTGTTATTACTATTGTGCAAAATTACATTATATATTTTTTTATAACAATAATTTTTTTAAAATTTAAACAGATTATAATAATAAATTAAATAGTTTATTATTATAATATGAAAATATTAAGTATCGATGTTGGAATAAAGAATTTAGCTTTTTGTCTTTTTGAAAATAGTAATAGTAATAGTAATAGTTCAAGTACAACTACAAATACAAGTACAACTACAAATCTGGATGAATTTTCTATAAAAAAATGGAATAGTATCAATGTATCTGAAAAAATAGTATCTATTTGCGGATTTATAGAAAAAAATACTCAAATTTGTGGAAAACCAGCTAAATTTACAAAAGGCAAAGAGTGTTTTTGTTTAAAACATTCCAAGAAACAAAATTTTATTATTCCAACATCTGAATTAAAAAAAAATTTTATTCAAAAACAGAAAATTCAGAAATTATTTGAAATGGCTGATAAATATAAAATAAGTTATAAAAAACCAGTGAAAAAAGATGATCTTATTGAATTGATTAATGAATATATTGAAAAAACATGTTTTAATCCAATTTCAGTAACCAATGCCAACAAAATTGACTTGGTTACCATTGGAGAAAATATCAAAATTAAATTGGATGAAATTTTATTAGAAGAAGGAAAAATAGATTACATCATTATTGAAAATCAAATTAGTCCTATTGCTAATCGAATGAAAACGATACAAGGTTTAATTACGCAATATTTCATAATGAGAGAAAATTACAATCATATTGAATTTATTTCGGCCATCAATAAATTAAAAGACGCTAATGCAGGAAAAGAGATTAATGAGGAAAAAAAAGAGAATACCTATAGTAATCGTAAAAAAATGGGTATTGCGAAATGCTTAGAACATCTAACTAATAAACCTATTTTTCATCCTATGTTGGATTATTTTAATCATCATTCAAAAAAAGATGATTTGGCTGATAGTTTTTTACAAGGATTATGGTTTATAGCTAATAAAATACCTTGAATTAAAATACCTTGAATGAAATGTTTTGTTTTGATTTGATTTCAAAAAAATAATATATTTCTACATAATATATTATTTTTACAATGTTAATAAAAAAAACACTTTTTAGAAAAGAGTGCCGAAAATTATATAATAAACTTTATTCCTGTTTATTCTGCCATCTCCGAATATTTCCAGATGAAAATGGATATATTTTTGAATATTCACCATTTATTCATACTTAAACACCAATTGTATTTAACCAGAATATTGTTCTATAATAAAAACAATGGTATATTTTTCTATTTCTTTGTATTTTTCTATATCTAGAGATGGGGATATGAAATCTATTGGGCAATAGCTACCATTTCTTCCATATCTATCGTATCCCCATCTTTCTGTTTCCAATACTTTTTTTACAGGCAATAATAATTCTTTTTCAAATAAACATCCATTTCTTAAATCCGGTTCTACTTTACTAGAATTTCTTAAATGTAAATAGGAACCTTTATTCTTAAATTCTTGTTCCAAAAATGCTTTATATTCCAAGTAATTTTCAGGTAGTTTATTACACCAAATAATTTCTGTATATGCATCATTATAGTATTCATTTTGATCAGAAATAAAACCGTCATTTAGCATTTCTTTTATCAAATCAAAATTTGTTTCATTTATTTGTAAAATAAGGTCAGATAATAATATCTTTATACCAGCAGATAAAGTTGAAGTTTCGCATTTTCCCATTATAATATATATTACATAGTAAATATATTATAAAGCCGCGCCTCTCTAAAACGTATTTTTGGAAATGATTTAAAGATTTATTTTAATATTTATTAAAATAATAATGGTACTAGAAACATGGAAACCCTATTTAAATAAAACTGATTATGAATTTTTATTGAATTTTGTTAATAATATGGAAAATAATATTCCTAATGATAAAATTCTTATTTTAGATGGTAAACCAGGTACTGGAAAAACAACTATAATAAATGAAATTAAAAATAAAATTGGAACACGTAATTTTCATGAAAATAATTTTATAGAAGGAGAATTTTTTTTCAAGGAAAAAAAACTAGGTCTTCATATTTGTGGAATACATGAATATCAGAATAATAAATATTTGGAAATTATTAAAAATATATTTGAAAGTAATATTTCCATAATATCAGATACTAATTGTAGTCAGTCTATTCATCCTGAAATTTTACAGAATTCTTATGTTATTACAATGCAACATTGTTTTATTTAAGTAAGAGACCTATTATGGTTTTATGCTATTAACTACCATAAATTATGAAATTCTTGGTTCCTTCATACATTATATTAAAAACATTTTTCTTTTCTTGGCAAATATCACAAAATACCATACTTAATAAAATTCTCCTTTCATTATTTTCAATTTCAGTCGATTTATGAAGAGTTTCTGACCCTTTAAAGATAACCAAACTGTTTTCCTTCATTTTTAAGTCATATATTTTACCTTCATAATTATATTGAAAAATATTATTGGATAAACCACCATTTTTCTCCGCATTTTCATTTACTAAAGTCAACAAAACCACATATCTATCTCCATAATAATTAGAATAATCATAGTGCCAGTTAATATGATCTCCCTTTTTCGAATAAATTAACAAAGAACATGCATTAGGATCTCCTAATGAAATACGTTGAACTGGTTTTTTAATTATATTACTCAAAAAATCTAAAACGCGATTGGAATAATAAATTTCCAATAGTTCTTTGTATTCTTTACTTTCATGTAATTGTTGAAAATTAACACCTGATGCTTTACGGACTACCATGTCTCTGGATTGGAAATTTTTATCATCAAATAATTTTCTTAACTTGGTAAAATAGTCATTATTTAAGAAATCATTTACAATTATTACATTATTTTCATGAATTACTTTACATTTTGGATTAATAATTGTAGATTGATTTGTAGCATTCAACCTTTCCTGAATATTTCCCAAATACTTTTGGACGACTGTATTTTTTTCCTTTAAATAGAAAATTATAATTATTATAATAAAAATAACTAGTATAATAGTAGTTAATAACAAAATCTTATTGATGTATTTATTTATATTTTTAGACATATAAATAAATATTTATTTTAATATTTTAAAAAATTATAATAAGGAAAATAATAAGGAAAATAATAATAGGAAAAATTATAATAGACTTTTATATAATAAAGTTTTACAATGAATGTAATTTTGGGTACTATGAATATTAATTATCCTTATTCTTCTAATCCAAATGCAAATGTGGAAGAATATCAAAAAATCATTGAAAAATATATACATTATGTTGGTAATAAAGCGATTTTAGATACGGCTTATTATTATGGAAATACTTCCACAGAGAAAATTTTAGGCCAAATTCTTCCCGAATTATCTATTCTTCCTCAAATAGCAACCAAAGTTAATCCATGGTATAATAATGATTTTACTAACGGACATTACGGACAGCTAGCTAAAGAACCATTGCAAAAACAATTTCGATCTTCATTAAAAAACCTTGGATTGTTTTCGGCTGATTATTTATTTTTACACTGTTATGATTATGAAACACCGCTAGAAGAAACATTGGAAACATGTAATGAACTATGGAGAAGAGAAAAACTATTAAATTTTGGAATAAGTAATTTCTCTATCGATCAATTAAAGAATGTTATTTATATTTGTGAGAGAAAAGGATATAATTTACCCGATGTTTACCAAGGAATGTATAATCTTATTTCTAGAAGCATAGAAGAAATATTCCCTTTATTGTCCGAATATTCGATTGAATTCTGGGCTTATAATCCACTCGCAGGCGGTTTATTAACAGGAAAATATAAGGATTTCGATTTAAAAGATAGTGATGTGGAAAACAGTCGTTTTAAAAATAATAGTATATATCAGAATATTTTCTGGAAAGAACCTGTACTAGCCCATTTGGACTGTTTTTTCGAAAAAGGTAATTGTATTGAAAATTCCTTTTCTTGGTTACGCACTCTTTCTAAGCTAAGACCAAATGATAAGATAATTATGGGTGCATCTTCTCTCGAACAATTGGAAAAAAATATGGATTTAATTTTAAAGAAAACACATATTTCGGATGAAACCTCTTATTTTTTGAATAACCTATATGATCCTATTCGAAATTTATCTCCTAATTATTTTTATTGAAGTATTAATTTTATTTAATAAAATTTTATTGGATTTTTATTAAAGTATTAATTTTAAGTATTAATTTATTTTATGCAAAACTGGGGTATATATATTAATAAAATAAATAAAATTCCAATAAAATGTATGTAGTGGACTACTCTTATGTTTAACATATTTATTTTTATTGTATTTAAGATTTGTCATATAAAAGAACCATATCCATCTAGTAAGATTATGAGAATAATTTATTACTTTTGTATATTTGATTGGATAAACAATAGCTTCCCATGATCTTTCATAATAATGACTTAATTCATCATTAATAGCTCCTTCTAAACTGGACATATACCTGAAATAATCTTTTTGACTATGATTATATATATCCATCTTGTTAAAAGAAAAAATACCAAATAAAGAGACATTTTGTATTTGATAATCGAAATTACTTTGATACCATTTACCAAATGGTCTTATTTTGCTTTTTCGGAAACTTATTCCTTCATTTTTTTCCGAATTGGCTTTACTTAAAGAAGAATAATCATCTAGTTTAAAGTAATATAAATCAGAAAATATACTCACTTTGCTTTTATAATCGACTATAAAAAAAGCTTCTTGAAATTTTTCCACCAGGTTCAATAATAAAGTTGCTTTGGCTATTTTAAAATAATTTTCATTTAAACATCCTGGTAAAAATATAACTATATCGGATAGTTGATTATAGTTTTGATATATATGATATAAATAAGTATGGTCACATTTACCTTCATTTTTTATATTGAATGTGGTTAATATATTAGTTTTTTCATATTCTTCATTATCTCCTTTATTATAAACAATATACTTATATTTATTAAATGGTGGTTCTAACGTCCATTTTAAATCTTCATTATATCTTGCAATGATGATTTCAATGGATTTTTTAGAATAATTTGCAGGAATAAATGCATTACTTGAAATTTTATAAATATAAAAAATAATAATAATTAAAATAATAATTATAAATAAATTTAATAGTAATTTATATTTTTGTATATTTTTTTTCATTATATTATAATGATATTAATAAATTTTCTTGAATAAAATAATTCATTATATTTTATCATAAAATATTAATTTACCTTTTATTATTTTTATATTTAACGTATTAGTTATATATTCTTTTTATTTCTAGCTTTACCTTTTTTTTTGTTATATATTTTTATATAAATTATGTAGAAGATAAAAAATAAAAATATTATTAATATATAAAAATAATTATTGTAAATAAAAGAATATATTTTATATTTTAAATTAGAATAATAACCATTTTTAATATCATTACTAACATTTAGATTTGTATATCCTAAACTAACTAATATATTATCCATATAACTATTTCCAAAACCATGTATAAAAAAGGGTTCATAATTATTAAAAAAAACTTTTTTATTTTTAATGATTAACTCATTATTCAATTCAATATTTGAATATGTATTACAAATGGTTAAAAATAATTCTGATTTTTTATCTATATAAATAGTATTTGGGTTTTTTATACAATACTCATTCATTAATACTTGATCATCTTTTAATGGATCATTCAAATTATACATAGAAATTATAATTTCTAGTAAATCCTTAGAATAACCAATATAGGTTCCTGAATTTAGAGGCATATTTTTACATTGTCCAAAATATATTCCAGCCACGTATTTAAAAATAGTATTAGTATGTCTTTCAAATCCAACAATAATTTTACAATTATGTTCTTTTTTCATTTTTAAAAATGCATTTGGTAATTCATTTAAATTTCTTGTACAAATTACATCATATCCATCTACGAAACAAACAATATCATTATATTTTAATGTTTTAAAATAATCAATCATTAATTTATATTTCCATGAGAAACCTTGCCATTTCTCTCCATAACCTAATATTACTAAATCGTTATTATTTTGTTTAATTGTTTCTTGTAGATAAGGTAAATAATATTTTGATTCAGTAGCAACAGTTACTATTTTAACTTTAGACATATCTAATCTATTATAAAGGGAGAAATTTTATATAACTTAAAAAAATGGATTTTGTTTTTTTAATTTGTTTCAACTTTTTCCTATTATTCCATAAATAAGAGATAACCATAAAGAATAAAATAATAAGAATGAGTAAATACAAATAACCAAATATTTTGGAATACTTGTAAGCATTGTCATATCCATTTTCTGCCTCAACATCCAGGCGATTATATTTAATATATAACTTTAATGGATTAAATCCAAATAAAGATGGCCATTTATTTGAGTTTTCAGTTTCAGGAAATAGTTGATAGCAAAGTGGTTTATAATAAACATATCTTCTTATACCAGAAAAACAATTGTTATATATATCCCAATCAAAGATAGGAATTATTTTTTTATTCAACATATACTCTCTTGTCTTGAAACTATAAATTACTGCATGTGTTCCAGTACTTACCAAGTTAATATAAGTATGACTATTATATGGTAATTGTAGCCATAATAAACAACCTAAAAAATACATCATGTTTTCATTTTGTTTTTCAATTAAAAAATTATTTATATTATTTAAATGATTATAATGAGTAATTTCTTGAGAAAATATAAAATCATCTTCTAATATTAATATATTTTTAAAACCATTTTCATTTGCATGTTGGAATACATATAAGAAAGTATCAACTAAATCAAAAACGGGTAACTGAGAAGGTAGTACCTTTTGGCAATTTTTATATCCTTTATTAAATACGATATATACTAAATTGGTTGGATGATAATTATCCAATTGTTGTTCTATAGATGGTAAACGACCATTCCCTTCTAAATGAATAATATAAGTTGCATCAATACTTGATTGAAACATTGCATTTTTAAATATTTTTTTCTCTAATCTAATACAGTCTTTATTTGGGTGATTCATATTTATATTTAGAGAATAAAATATTTACTTCAAATGGAATTAATATATAATATTTTATTATTCAAAAAATAATATATATATATTAATTCGTATTACTTAAAATTAAATGTTCTATTTAATGAATAAGAATGAATTCTGATATTATTGAACTTTCCAATTTAGATTTTAACGATAATTTTAATAGTAATAGCAGTTCCTTAAAATCCACTAATTTTGGCGGAGGAATTGAATTATTAATGAATGATAAAGTAAAAGAAGGAAATAGGCCATCGAGTGATATTGATATTGAAGACCTGAATAATTTAGAAAATGAATTGAATAATTTATCCGAGATACATGTTAAAAATACATATTCTGCCAAATCTGATTTATTCAATCCAGGACAAAGTAGTAGTAATTCGAATGAAAAATTTAGTGGTATTAATTTTGAAAATGAAAATGAAGAAAAACATTTTGTGCGATTTGACAACGTTCCAAATATCGCCCAATTTACAGCGGAAACGGAAGATGAAAAAAAAACATGGGATGGATATGGAAAATTCAATAATATTCCTATGAATCCTGATAAAAATCCTGTGCAACAACAGCCACAAATGTCGAAAGAAGAATTACTAAGAGAGAAATTTAAATTTCTCAGAAAATTAGAAGCTTTAGAGAAAAAAGGAGTGGAATTATCTAAAAAGTATTCGATGGACTCCAATTTAGCTGAAATGCAAGGTGAATACGAGACGATTATGGATGAAAAATCCAAACAAAATTCAGTTAAATTTCAAGGTAATATGATGATGGCAATTATAAATGGAATTGAATTTTTAAATAATCGTGTCGATCCTTTTGATATCAAGTTAGATGGATGGGGAGAACAAATTAACGAAAATATTAATGATTATGACGAGATTTTCGGAGAATTATATGAAAAATATAAATCCAAGGCATCAATGGCCCCAGAGTTGAAATTATTATTTCAATTAGGTGGAAGTGCAATGATGGTCCATATGACAAATACCATGTTTAAAAGTGCAATGCCTGGAGTAGATGATATATTGAGGCAAAATCCCGATTTAATGAGACAATTTCAGTCAGCTGCAGTGAATTCCCTAGGACAAACAAATCCAGGATTTGGAGGATTTATGAATGGGATAATGAACCCTGGTCCTAGTGTACAACCTCCTTCTAGACAACCAACTAATAATTATGCTAGTAGACCAGATTTAAATGCTGGTAAAAGTTCAGCAGTTTATGTAGATGATGGAATTAATTTCCGGGAAAGTAATGCCAATAATATGGAATTTACAAAAAGAAGACCAGAAATGAAGGGTCCAACAGATTTATCTGATATACTTTCTGGATTAAAAACGAAAACTATTAATATCAAAGAGCAGACGTCCGATAATACCAATAATAATAGTACCATAAGTATTAGTGATTTGAAAGATCTACAGTCCGAGGGAAATATTCCAAAGCGTAGTAAAAGACGAAAGAGTGATAAAAACACCGTTAGTTTAGATATCTAATAAAAGTAAATAGAGAATACTATCTATAACAAGAAATAATTATAATATAAATTTTATTCAATATTTATATTATACATGAACGATGAAATAATAGAAACCATAAGTCATGGTGATATATATATATTAAAGCAATTACCGAAAACACTTCTAACTCATAATATTAGTAAAGTCCTAATGGATAATCTGAAAAATAATTTAATTCAAGTGGAAAATCGTATGAATACCGCAGAAACAGTAGATAGTGAATTCAATTATGTAGTATGTAATTTTTCCTATAAATTAAAAAATATAGAAGAATGTATTGTTTATTTGGAAAAAATTAAATAAAATACAAAAATAAAAATAATTTATGACTTTAATTCCTTAAGTTCGCAAATCCCATAAATCAGGATATTTATTATTTACCAACTCAATAATGGTTTCAGCTTTCAGTAATTTTTCTTTTTTCAAGATCTCGGATGTTTGGTAAATCAACATTTTACTATTTTGAATAATGATTTTGGCACAATTATACGCATCATTAATTAAATTCACCACATCAGTATCAATCATTTCCTTGTATTTTTCACTGTATTTGGGATAAATAATATTGGATCCCATTCCATAATAAATCACCATTTTTTCCGCCAACTTAAGTGCTTCTTCAAAATCATTTAGTGCACCTGTTGTTACTGAAATATCATAAAATACTTCCTCTGCAATTCTTCCCGACAATAAAATCATTAAATGTTCAAATAATGCTTCGCGAATATATATTGGTGTACCACTATTTTCAAATACGGTATATCCAGGTGTTCTTGGAGAAGAAAGATTAATAATTACTTTAGATAATTTCGAATGGTGTTTTGAAAATAGCCCAACAATCGCATGTCCCATTTCATGTATAGCAATATGATCAATAATATTCGAAGTAAATTGATGATTATTTGGTTGCCAACCTGCCAACATTTTATTTAGTACTAAATCCAAGTCATGGTAATTAAACAGAAAACGATTTAACCTAAGAGCATTCAACATTGCTTCATTCAATAAATTTTCAATTTGAGCCCCTGATAATCCATCGGTTAAATCTACTAATTCGTCTAATTTAACTGAATTATCGTGTGGTTTTCCTTGTATATGAATTTCAATAATAGCTTTTCTGGTTTCCGCATCTGGTAAGCCAATATAGACTTTTTTATCCATTCTTCCAGGGCGAATAAGTGCACTATCTAATAAATCCAAACGATTAGTGGCTCCAACTACAAATATGCCTGTATTATTTTTAAATCCATCTAGTTCAATCAAAAGTGCATTTAAGGTGTTATCTCTTTCATTAGATGCACTTTCTCCATCACTAGATCTTTTTCGCCCAACTGCATCAATTTCATCAATAAAAATTATGCAGGGAATATTCTTTTTGGCTAATTCAAATAGTTCCTTCATTTTCGAAGAACCAACTCCAACATATTTTTCTTGGAATTCTGCTCCAGAAACAGGAATAAAACTACAATTTGCTTCTCCAGCTAATCCTTTTGCTAATAGCGTTTTTCCATTTCCAGGAGGACCTTCAAAAATCATTCCTTTTGGAATACGCACATTAAATTGACTATATTTATCATAATTCTGAAGCATATCGACACATTGATTTAATTCCTCTTTTACATTTTTATATCCTCCAATATCTTTAAATGTAATGGAATAACCTTGGATAACTTCAAAATGTTTGGATTTTTTATTTTTATTTGTGTTTGTGTTTGTTTCACCCCGATAATTTCTATATCTCTGATGAGGAAAATGGTTTTCTCCCTCTTCATTATCACTTTCAAATTCGTCACTATTATTAATATCTAGTCCTAATACTTTCGGATGAATAATAATGTGGTAATTTGGTTGATATTGATTATTATTTGAATTATTAAAATAATTTTCCCATATGTTCTCTTCATTATTCATAATGCTATTGGTTTGGATAGAAATATTCTTGGAATTCAGACGTTTTAAATATTCTTCATAATAATGTTTAGAATATGGATGTTTTTTATTTGAATTGACTTCCATAATATTTCTAGAAAATGGTATTGCTTTATAAAACAGCAAATGGTTTTTAAATGGAAATGCAATATAGTAGTTACAAGTAATAAATAAATGATATATACTTAACTTCATTTATTTATTATATTTAGTTTAATTTTTATATTATTTACTGAAATTATTATATTACTGAAATTATTATATTATTGCTATAGAAAAACAATTCATTTATTTTAGAGATTTAAGACACATACCATATAATATTCTACTTTGGAAATAAGAAATAAACATTGCAATTACGGAATACAACATTGGAATACTATGTTTTTGAATATCTTTATCCTTACTAAATAAACTAAACAAAAATCCCAATATAATTAAAACAATTAATACTAAATTAACTAAAGCAAGAGTATACCACCAAGAACAATAGTCTTTATTAACTAGTGGAGATAAAAGAGATTGCATTTATATAATATAGAAATATTATTTTTAGAAATACTTATTTTTATTTTTAAAATATGGAAAGAAGGTCTGTTAACATTCAAAATTTTCTTTTGCATAACCAATTATCGCGCATGCTATTCTTTTGCCTGCGTTTCCATTGACTTTACTAGCTGCATTATTTCCTAGTCCACAATCATCTTCTTGTTCGTGTATAATTAATCCGCGTCCAATTATATTCGCTACATTTCCTCGTAATTTTATCACTTTATCATCCATTTGATAGTTAGCACATCCTTTATTATTAACGGTTAAATTACCTAAATCACCTACATGTCGTTCCTTCATTCCAGGACACCCATGGTTTTTCTTATAAGGATTGAAATGAGCACACATACTTTCGCATTTATCAGTTAAATCTCCTGCTTGATGTACGTGAAATCCCAAAAATGAATTTTTCTTTAAGCCGGTTAGATTTATATTTATTTGGACACATCCATTGGCAAAATCTTCTGTAAATTTCACTGTACCCTTTACCTTCCCATCAAAAACAGCAATAGCAATCGTTGGTTTTTTCGACATTTGAATAATATAAAAGAGTATTACATATATGTTTTATATTATTTTTCAATGATAACTTCTTTGGCTAATTTTGAAATAATTTTATCTTGAAAAAGAGCATCTTCCTGATTATCCGAACCACCCATAGACTTCATTACAATTTCCAAATACTTATCATTGGCACTTCCTTCATCATATTGATATGCCGGGTTTTCCTGTTTCCATTCTGGTATCATTTGAATATTTTTATGTGCAATATGCTTTATTGCCATTTTTATTTTTTCTTTATCATTATCTTCTTTTTTCCATTGGTTATTGTCTTTAATATATAATATTTCTCTCTTTAAATCACTGCAGTGAAGAGGTCTTTTATCTACATCCAATTCTTTCAGGTTTTTAACAATAATATTCGTTATTCCATCTACATAACCTAGAAGACCTACATTTTCCAAGTCACATAATTTGATCTTGACTGTTTCAACAAAGTCCATAATATTCATTGCATCTTTACATGTTTCATTGAGAAAAACATTGAGGTTGAATGTTTTGTTATGTGAATTGGTATGATTTATATAAGTATTGGTTTTTTCTTTACTTAATTCAATCACCTGTTTTTGCAATTCATTATTGGATTTTACGATCTCGGCATTTGATTTAACAACTTCTAAAATAAGACTAGTTAGCATCTTATTTTCATCATCGTCTTTTAGATCATCAATATTTTCATTTTTAAATTCACATTTTTTTTTGTGAGTATACATGCTTTGCCGATGTTTATATTTTTTTCCACATTCACACGAATAATTTTTACCCGCGACATCGGCGATTTTTTGTAAGTCATTTTGTAAGTAGTTGTAAGTATTGAGGTGTTTAGCAGTCAAAATGTGTTTTCTATAATCACTTGGCTTAAAGCATAAATAGTCACATTTTTCACAAAAGTATTCTTTTGGCGATTTTGGCGATTTTTGGGAAGTCATTTTGTAAGTATAATATACTTACAAGAAAATCGCCTAAATAGTTTTACGAATAAATAATTAAAAAATTAGCGTAACAAAATTTTTTTTTCCATTTTTCAACGAGAGCATAATTTTTCATTATGGTCACAAAATCGGTTTTTTCCGAAAGTCCCTCGAGCCTATTGAAAATTGGACATTTTTAAAATGTCCAAAATCGATTCCTTGAATCACTTTCCCATGCAGAAATTCATGATATTTTCAATATGCTGGGCCAAGGCCAGTCCACCCTATTTACACCCCTTTTTAGAATGTCCTTTCTAGAGAGTATCTATCTTCTTTTTTATAGGTAAAAAACAATGGCCTGTTAATACCTGATCTTTGGAAGAACATTTCTCTTCTTTTTCAAAAGAAATTACTTTCCATAGGCTAGTGTCAGCTTGATAATTGCGATTATTTACACCGATAATGCGGTAATTATTTTTCTTGTAAAATGCTTTTCGTTTTAACCATTGGCGTTGGAAAATATCATGTGTGTCTATAATATCTACTACTACAGGTTTGCTATGCTTTTCTCTCAGGATACGACCAACAGATTGTTCGATATCTGTTTTTGGAGTTACCATAATAAGGGTAGTCAATGTTTTAATATCAAGGGCTTCGGCGGCCATAGAAAAAGTCGCAATAACAATTTTCTTGGTTTCTGTTTCTTTGAGTGCGGTCTCTTTCATTCCACCCAAATAATAACCAACCGATGCTATATTTCTATGTACTATTGCATCATGTAAATATTTCAATACATTTTTATTATGAGCTATTATCATTATTTGTTGATTAGGATTTTCATGCAACATATCAATAACAATTCGCAAGATAAATTCTGTGCGATGATTATATTCGCATAATTTGGAAATCATAGTACTATATTGTACATTTCCACGGTAGTCATGAACCACATTATTAAAATCATCATCATTGACTGCATATTCAATAGCCCTTACTTCAACTGCGTGTTTTTCATCTCTCTCCCCTTTAAAAATCACTTCTCCTAAAAACATTTTGAAAACATTCGTTGTACCATCTTTTCTATTCATTGTTGCGGACAATCCCAACATATATTTTGTTACAATTTTAAATAAAGCAGAAGAAAAAGTTTGACTAGAAATATGATGAACTTCATCGATAATGGTTAGTCCAAAAGTATCAAACACGGATGCAGGATATTCTTTCATAGAGAGAGATTGAAGCATTCCAAGTACAATATCTTTATCATCAATATCTATAATTTGGCCTTGAATTTTACCAATTCGTGCTCCAGGTAAGAATTGATTTATACGTTCAATCCATTGGTTCATTAAAAATTCTTTATGAATAATAATTAGTGTTTTCTTTTTAAGACGAGAAATAATGTTAATAGATAAAATAGTTTTTCCAAATGCACATGGCAATTCTAGCAATCCTCCGCCAACTATTTCTCGATTTACATGCTGAATATAGGTTTCCACCACATTTTTTTGTGTTTCTCTCAATGTACCTTGAAATGCCAAGTCAATATCGAAACCGTCTGGAATTTTTATTTGTTTTGGAGGACCGAATTTTTTAATACCATAATAATGAGGAATATAAATTTTCGATGTGGATTCGCGATATACAGGAAATCTAACTGCTGTATTCATTGGTGCACCTGGAACATATGGTTTTACCATTAATTCCTCACGGATTTTATGTTGTTCTTCTACACTTATATCTTTTTTCAAAATAGAATAACCTTTGGTTCCTAAACAGGTATTTAGCATTATTTTTTTACTATATTATTTAGACGAAAGTATTTATGTAGTTTCAATATGTATTATGGATATTAAGGAAAGGAATAAAATCTTATATTATGATATATGGATAACATAAAGAAATTATTTAAAAAAGATGAAATGGGTCAATTAATTTTATGTATTTTGTTTATTATTTATTTGATTATGGGGTATAAAACTCCACAAGCCATTGCAAATATAATTGACCATGCAGTTTCCAAAATAATAATTTTTATTATTGTTTTATTACTCTTTATGTATGCCAATCCTATTTTAGCTGTTCTTTCTCTCTTTGTCGCGTATGTATTAATAACAAATTCATCTTTGGTTACTGGAAACGACGCATTAAGACGATTTCTTCCTTCTGAAGAGAAAAAAAATTGTGAAATGTCGGCTTATAATTTTACTCCATATCATCAATTTCCTTATACTTTAGAACAAGAAGTAGTGAAAAAAATGGCTCCTATAAATGAAGGAGGAAGTCCTACACATGCAAATTTCAAACCGTTATTAGAAAATGATCATGATGCTGCTCATGTTAATTTTACGAATAAATAAAATAATAAAATATATATTTATATTATTTTATTTTGTAGTTGGCTTATTCTTAGAAGCGAAGGAAGGTAGTTTTATACTAGTAGAAGATAACATGTTAATACCTGAACTTAAAAAAAATAATAAAATGATAAAAATAGAGGCATATAAAAATACAATAAATATAGGATTTTGAGACAATGTAGACCAATCAATGGTTGTAGTTGTATTTGTTTGTTTTTCATAAGTTACATCTGTATTTTCTTCTGAATTACCAGTTGGTTGACATGAAATATATATCTCATCTTCTAGAGGCCTTTGACTATTTGGACCTTTAGGATTGTAAAAAATGCTATAAGTTGAACTACTTGTTTGACTTGTAGAACTTGCAGTTATTATAGTAGAAAGAGATTGATAATCAGTGTCCGAAATAGTAATAGCATGTTTTAAGTCAAACATAATTAAAGGTGTCCCATTGGAAGCATTTGTGGTGAAAAAAGGTGCATTAGGAATTATATTTTGTAACGTAAAATCTTGTATATTTAAAGTTACATTTTCTTTAGTATTTGGAGCATTAATAGCTACAGATTGAATAATTTGACTTATAAGGAAGGATGCTGTAGAAGTACTAGATCCAGTTACTAATGGAATTATTACTTGAAATATTCCTTTATCTTTGACAGAAGTATGTTCTATTAATATACTCCCTGATGCTGGGGAATTATTATATAATATTGTAGAAGGATATGTTATTTGGATCATGGAAACAATATATCTAATATTATTATATGAAACAGGTGGAACTCCAGTATCTTCATAGGAAATTTGGATACTTGTACCCATATTTGTAGCTATAGAATTACTATTACTATATTTAAAGTTATAGTCACATTTTAGATCACATTTACCTTTTATATTTGTATTAGTAAGATTAATTGCCATTTATATAAGTAAATAAATAAAAATATTAATTTATTTATATAGAAATGAAGTTATCCAAAGGAAAAATATCTAAATTATATAATAAAAAAAAACAAAGTTTTAAAAAAAGGAAGGAATACAAAGGTGGGAAAGAAAAATCTTCCTTTAGAAAAAAAAATCATCTCAATTTGGCAAATAAAACAATGAAATTATATGATTTCAGTCATTTAAATACAAAAGGCGGTAAAGCTTCAAAATCGATTAAATATAATCGTAAAAAAGGTTATTCTACTACTAAGGGTAAAGTTAAAAGAGCTGGGGCTTCTACTAAAAATAAAACTAAAAAAGACTATTCAACTAGTAATACTAAGGTAAAAACTACAGGGATTGCTAGTAAAAAAAAAACATCTGGTAAAAAAAAATCAGATGAAAATAGTGAATCTGATTATGAAACTATTAATGATGATATAGATGAACTTGTTAATAATGGGCAATCTAAAAAATTAACATCTATAGAAGAAGCTCTTACAAATGATGTACAGACTAAAAAAGTAACACCTGTAGAGGATGAAAAGCCAGTAGAAGAAGATCCTACAAATGATGTGCAACCTAAAAAAGTAACACCTGTAGAGGATGAAAAGCCAGTAGAAGAAGATCCTACAAATGATGTGCAACCTAAAAAAGTAACACCTACACAAGAAGAAAATCCATATGAACCTACTAATGTAGCTAAGCCCGAAGAAGAAGAACCTGTTAATGATGTGCAACCTAAAGTTGTAACACCTACACAAGAAGAAAAGCCATATGAACCTACTAATGTAGCTAAGCCCGAAGAAGAAGAACCTACTAATGATGTGCAACCTAAAGTAGTAACACCTGTAGAAGAAGAAAAGCCAGTTGAAGAAAATCCATATGAACCTACTAATGTAGCTAAGCCCGAAGAAGAAGAACCTACTAATGATGTGCAACCTAAAGTAGTAACACCTGTAGAAGATGAAAAGCCAGTAGAAGAAAATCCATATGAGACCACTAATGTAGCTAAGCCCGAAGAAGAAGAAACTACTAATGAAGTGAAACCAAAGGAAAAAACTGAAGCACACAATTATATTTCTGATGAGGACTTGAAGAATTTTAACGAAGAAATAATGGAAGAAAATGAGGCATTAGAACCTAAGGAAGCCAAAACTAATTCAAAGTCAAAAGATGAGAATGAAAAAACAGCATCACCTGAAAAAACAGCATCACCTGAAAAAACAGCCTCTCCTGAAAAAACAGCATCACCTGAAAAAACAGCATCACCTGAAAAAACAGCATCGCCTGAAAAAACAGCATCGCCTGAAAAAACAGCATCACCTGAAAAAACAGCATCGCCTGAAAAAACAGCCTCGCCTGAAAAAACAGCCTCGCCTGAAAAAACAGCATCACCTGAAAAAACAGCATCGCCTGAAAAAAATACCCCTAATATAAATTCTCAAACTAATACTTTAAACAAAGATACTCCAAGTAATGAAAATACTAGTCAGGAATTGAATAAAACTACTAGTCAGGAATTCAATGAAAATACTAGTCAGGAATTCAATGAAAATACTAGTCAGGAATTGAATGAAACTACAATGTCAAAAGAACTTCCATCAAGTATATCAACTTCATTTGCAAATATAATTGATTATATGGCAACTGAAATATCAGATAAAATTAATAATGGAAATGTAGGTGTTCAAAATGGATATAAAGCAGTAGCAAAAGGAGCAAGTAACTTAAATCTACAATAAAAAGGATTTAAGATTAAAACACAATATAATTAAATTTAGATTTGAATGAAAGTAAATTTAATTTTTCTATATATGTTTATTTATACTATTAAGACTACATTTGAGTATTCAATAATAATAGTTAATGGATTACGTTACCAACAAAACTTGTCCTTGCAACAATGGAAACTTATTAATTCAATTATTAAACATCCAACCACTCCCTTACCAATAAAATATAAAATTTCTAATATTATTTATACCAAATATGAAACCTGGGCTATTCATAAGGCTTATCTATTCAAGCGGTTTCATCGTCATAAATGTCGCAATATAAATATCCAGGATTTAATTTTATATAGTTTAGAAGGACTAAAAAAGGCATCAATAAATTATAATGGAAAATTTTCCTTTCATACATATGCTAATATTTATATTTCAGGTCAGTTATATAAAGGATTAACCGATTTACAACCAATAACTAATATTCCAAAATCAATTAGAAAAAATAAAAGTAGTCTAATAAAAACAGTTAAAAATTATCAATATAAAAAATGTCTGAATACTTTATTTGTTTCCATTAGTGATTATTGGATGTTTGAAAAAAGACAAAATAATAACCCATGTTTAACATTAAATAATAATAAAGAAATATGGTCAATCTTATTGGAAAATATAGATCCTTTTTCAAAAAAAATAGTCGAATATAAATTTGATTATTTTTTCAATAAAATAAATTCCAATAAAAGAATAGCGGAATTAATGTGCTGTTCTGAAGAAACTGTTCGACAAAGCCTTAAAAAACTACTTTTATCAAAAAAAATACTTTTGGAAAATAATATTCATCTTTATCAATATAATCAGAATGATGAATAATAATATATTAACTCCTAAATTATCGCCTATTTTTACGTATTTACCAGATGATATTAAACGTATTGTGTTTCAGTATGCGATGATAACACCTAGTGCTAGAGCAATGAAAATATATTTAGGATGGTATAATAATTTTATATTGTGGAAGAAAGAGCCAAATTGTTTTATTACATATATTTTTTATTACCTCAAACCATTAGATAAAGATTTATTTATATCTCTTATTAATTACAATATTGTAAAGAAAAAATCAATCAGTACATAACAAAATTATTCAATAAATTATTTATTTATTTTCTTCTTTTTTCCCAGTTAAATTGGTAACCAAGTTGGCTATTTGATCAATATTCGTAATATTCATATTACCAAGCATTTCTTTAGTTTGGCTCAATAAAGGACTAATATTGTTAATCAGAGGTTCCATTGACTTCATGGATTCAGCTAGTTGCTGTTGCTGGGTCATTAATTGTTTTGTATCTTCGGTTAATCTACTCATACTATCACTTCCAAGTATTTTATTTAAATTGTCATATGCATTTTCAACTGTCATTGCATAATCAACTTTAGATCCTGTTAAACTACTTCCACCGCTATGACCCTCTGGTTGCGACGGTGTCTGGGTCTGGTTTTGTGATTGTGATTGTGGAGTGCCGCCCATTCCCATTGCTAAATCAAAGTTTTCTTTTTTTACATTTGAAGAAACATTTGTAGTATTTACATTTTTATCTTTATTTTGCGTTCCATAAGGATTTTTTCCATCTAATTTAACACCATCATTCAGTTCTTTTTGTTCATTATTTTGTAATCCTTCTTTAGTGGGAACTATTTTATGTACAATAATCAAATTAGTAATTATTAATGCAATAAATAATACAAATGAGATATTTCTACTAAATATGAAAGTAAAACAACCAATCAAGATAAAATAGATAATAGCCTTAATATTCCTTAGTACTAAATACCCAATTACATTGGTAATGGCCAAAAAAACCATTAAATATAAAAAATATTTATTATTAAAGATCTTCGCCATTAAATTATATAACTTCATTTATATAATATAATCTTTTAAAAAAAATTGAATAAAAATTATTTGTCTTGTATTATTAATATAATTTCTATATTAATAATGTTTGAAGAAAACATTTCTTTAAAAACAAAATATAATATTGTTTTGTGTAGTTTATATAATACACAATTACATGGTTCAAGTGAAAAGTTGGATGAAACGTTGAATTATCATTATTTAAACATATATAAATTTAATTATAATTCTATAAGATCAGATACAAGTAGTTATGAGGAAATCAAATATCAAGATTTTAATTATATAAGAAGTATTCGTAATAAGAATAATAAATATTTCATATTAATGAAAAGGAATTATCCATTATATTACCAAATTATTACTAAACATCAATCTATAAGAAATTATAAACATATTATTGAAAAGAAAAAAATAGTTCAACTAGAAATTGCTGAATGTATTTATTTGGAGGATTATATGGTTTGCGTAATAAAAACCATTTGGATTAGATTAATCCAACGTTGTTGGAAAAAAGTATTTCAATTGCGTAAACGAATGATGTTAATAAGGAAAACCTATTTATCTCTTTTATTTAGAGAAAGACATGGAAAATGGCCTAAAGAATGTTTACAACTTCCGGGTTTATGTGGATTATTGACGAAAAAATATATTATGTAAACAAAAGAAATAATAAAGAACGAAGAACGAAGAATTAAATTCTTACCTGGAATATCTTCTATAGGTATTGGATCTGTGTCTCGAAGATCGCTTTGATTTTCTAAAAATAGATGATTGTGAATGTATAAAACCACCTCTTTGATTTTTTTTAGCTCTCTTTAACGTTTTTCTTCGTCTTCTACGTCTTCCACCTTGCGTTGGTGGTACAACTGTATGGGTTGGTACCTCTGGGAAAACAATATTATTTGTTTTAGGTTTTGGAGTAGGACCTTGACTAGGACCTGAAGAACCATCGTTGGAAGAAGGACGCATTAGTTGATTATTAATTTGAACAATATATTTTTCTATTTCATCAATATAAGCTTGTGTTTTTTTAGGTATTTTTAACAAATCAGGATCATTTGAAATCATATTTAATACTTCACCAATAGTATGACTTGCACTTGTTATAGCATTAATATATTTTTCATTACTATTTTTTAAATTATCATTTTCTTTTTGTAAGTTATCAAATTGGGTTTTGGTATTTAAACCTTCTTTATTTGTATTATCTAATTCTTCTTTTGCTTTTTGGATTTGCGACAATAGATCTTGTTTTTCCGTCTCATATTGAGTTTTAACATCCTCTAATTGTTTTGCTAATTCTAGTTTTTGGGCCTTATCTGCTTCAGCCATTTGGTTTTTAATATCTGTTTTTTCTAATTCACTTTTTGCTTTAATTTCATCGATTTGTGCTTTGAATTCATTTATTTCACTTGTCAGGACACTAATTTCATTATTTAATTCCACCATTTTTTCTGTTAAGTCTTGTTTTTCCTTATTATTTTTATTCATTATATCTTGATTTTCAGCAAGTTTTCCTTGTAAATCATTAATTTTTCTATTATTATCTTCCAAGTCCTTTCCATATTTGGATAAATGAGATGGCAAGTCAGAATTTAATTTTTGTACACTCATTGCCAATGCACCAATACTAGTATTAAGATTGGTCATAAAGATAGTATAATCCTTATAATTCTGGTTTTTTTTCTTAATTACTTCATTTAATTTATTTAATTGTCCGGTAAATAAATCAAGAAAATCTGGATTAGACATATATAATAATTAAATATTATTTTTACTATAAATTTGGAGTTTATTTTTGTCTAATTCGGGTTTATTTATAATTTCTTTATTGTCATATGGATCATAAACCTGATTATCAGTTTTTTTTAATTTGCTTAATAAAGTATCCATATTTTTTTTCAATTCATTTATTTCAGATAAAATTTTTCTTTGTTCAAATTTACTATCTATTCTATTATTTTCACTTAACTCACCACTTTTCGTAAGCTCCTTTATATAATGATTTAATAGTAATAATGCCTGAATTTGTTGCTTTTTCTGGTCTATAATATAGTCATAATATACTTGATATTCTTTTCTAATATCTTCTAAAAGATGATTATACTTTATACTTTTAAATATTGTTTCATGTTTTTCAAATAATAATTTTTTTTTAGCCTTTATTTGATCTTCCATTTTCAAAATATAAGTATCTCTTTCAGCTAAAGACATTTTATACTCCATTATTTAATATATATATTGGAATAAAAATATAAAATCTTCTCTATATATAATTTAGTATTAATGATCAAAAATGAAGAATTACTAGTTTGTGACGATAAAAGGTTTGTAATGTTTCCAATTAAAGATGAAAATATATGGAATATGTACAAGAAACAAGTGGAATGTTTTTGGAGAGCAGAAGAAATCGATTTAACAAAAGATATAGATCATTGGAAGAGCTTAAGTGATGATGAACGATTTTATATTTCGATGATTTTGGCTTTTTTTGCTGCGAGTGACGGAATTGTAGTGGAAAATTTGGCTGTTCGCTTTATGAACGATGTCAAATTGGCAGAGGCAAGAGCATTTTATGGTTTTCAAATAGCTATGGAAAATATTCATAGTGAAACATATAGTTTACTTATTGAAACTTATATTAAAAATGAAGAGGTAAAGGATCGTTTATTTAATGCAATAGAAAATTATCCTTGTATAAAAAAAAAAGCCGACTGGGCGAAAAAATGGATTGAAGATGCAAATAGTTGTTTTGCAACCAGATTAGTAGCATTTGCATGTATAGAGGGAATATTTTTTTCTGGAGCATTTTGTAGTATTTTTTGGTTGAAAAAAAGAGGAATAATGCCAGGATTGACATTTTCGAATGAATTAATTTCTAGAGATGAGGCTTTACACACTGAATTTGCGATATTATTATACAACAAGTTGGAAAGTAAGATAACCGAAGAAAAAATCCATGAAATATTAAAAGATGCAGTGGAAATAGAAATGGATTTTATATGTAGTGCACTTCCATGTAGACTAATTGGAATGAATGCGTCGCTTATGAGCCAATATATTCAATTTGTTGCAGATAGACTAGTGGTTCAGTTGGGATATTCCAAGATATATAATGCAATTAATCCATTTGATTTTATGGAATTAATATCTATTGAAACAAAGACAAATTTTTTCGAAAAAAGGGTAAGTGAATATGCTTTATCTAATAAGAGCAAGTCCGGTGAAGTTTTTAGTTTTAGTGAAGATTTTTAGAAAATAAATTTATTTTTATTAGTAATTTAAAGAGTAAATCACTATATATTAATAATGATTACTTGCAATATAATGGGAGGATTGGGAAACCAGTTATTCCAAATCTTTACTACTATATCTTATGCGATAAAACATAAGAGGGAATTTGGATTTTTATATACTGATTTTGTAGGAGTAGGAAAAACCATTCGCCGAAATACTTATTGGAAAAACTTTTTAAAAGGAATAAGTAAATATGTTTATAAAAGCTTACCACAAATGAATATTGTTCCGGAAATACATTTTCATTATAACGAAATTTCACCTCCAAGTACTGAAAATATTTGTCTTTTCGGATACTTTCAAAGCTATAAATATTTTGAAAAATATGCAAATGTTATTATACGATTATTAAAAATTGAAGATTTGAAACAAATACTGAGAGAGAAAAGCGGAATGGATTATAAAAATACTGTAAGTATGCATTTTCGTCTGGGTGATTATAAATTGCATATAGATGCATATCCTTTATTAAAATACGAATATTATGAAAAATGCATGGACTTTTTATTAGAAAATAATAAAGATAGAGATATTAAAACTGTAATATATTTTTGTGAAAAACAAGATGATGATGATGTGATTTTAATAATAGAAGAGCTAAGAAAAAAATATAATTATTTAGAATTTATAAGAGTTTCAGAAGATCTGGAAGATTGGGAACAGTTACTACTCATGAGTTGTTGTAATTATAATATTATTGCAAATAGTACTTTTAGTTGGTGGGGAGCCTATTTAAATAATAATGATAATAAGATGGTTTGTTATCCTGAAAAATGGTTCGGACCAAAAAAAAGTAACTTAGATACAAATGATTTATTTTTACCAAGATGGTATAAAATGTATTTTAAAATTTATAATATGTAGTAAATTATTTATATATTTAATATATAAATAATGGATTATTTTTTAGCTAAGGCAACAGCTAATGGAATTGCATATACAAATACAGGAAAATCAGTTACATCAACTGCATCCGCTACTGCTACTTCGAGTATTAGTTATGAAGATGCTTATAATCAAGCATATATAATAGCTAGTCAAGTTGCGGCTAGTACTGCAGAAAATGATGCTGACGTTATAAATCAAACTTTGGGATTAGTTGGAAATACTGGTTTTTTTGGAGCACAAGGAAGTCAAGGCTTTCAAGGAAGTCAAGGTTTTCAAGGAAGTCAAGGTTTTCAAGGAAGTCAAGGCCCAACTGGTGATAGTAATTTAATTATTGAAGGAAATAAATGGGGAGAAACTATTTATTGGAATAGTGAAACAAATCAATGGGAAATTACAGGAAATACTAATTTAGCTTTAGGAAGTAATTCTGGTGAATATTTCCAAGGTAATAATTCTGTTGCGTTAGGTATTAACGTGGGACAAATTGGACAAGGTGAAAATGCTGTTGCAGTTGGATCGAATATTGAAAATCAGGAAAAAAATTCTATTGCTATTGGTAGTAATATTAATTCTATAAATTCTAATTCGATTATCATGAATGCAAGTAATAATGAATTATCTAGTTTAAATCAAGGTTTTTTTGTTTCACCATTAAATGGACCAACTGGATCAACTGGTTCTGTATTGATTTATAATAATAATACTAAAGAAATAGAATATAATAGTTTATTGAGTATTGTGGATGATAAAAATATAAATATAAATGGAAATATAATTCCTTCAGGTGATAATATATCTTCACTTGGTGCTCCAGTACGAAGATGGAAAGAGATTTATATGGGTCCTGGAACTTTAAATATATCTGGTCCTCCAGGAACAACTGGTTTTGCAACACTAGGATCAAATTTATCTGGAGTTGCATATACAGAATTTGGTTTTGCTAGTCCATTTTTAAACATTGGTCCGGCTATTGATCCATTTATACCATCTGGAACTAAAGGTGGGTGGGAAATATACGGTACAGGATTGATTGATGATAACTATACTAATTTAGTTGCTCAATTAATTGATCCAATTACAGGTAATTTAATTGGTCCTGTGTATTCTTTAATTGATGGAACCACAGGAGCCCAAGGATTTCAAGGATATCAAGGTGTAACTGGATTAACAGGAACTCAAGGATCAAAAGGAGATTCAGGAGGCCAAGGATTTCAAGGATTTCAAGGATATCAAGGATCAAATACTGGATTAACAGGAGCTCAAGGATCAAAAGGAGATTCAGGAATTGATGGGGTAACTGGCGCTCAAGGAGCTACAGGACTACAAGGACTACAAGGATTACAAGGAGATACTGGTTATCAAGGAGTAACTGGCTTTCAAGGCTATCAAGGAATAACTGGAGTAACTGGTAATAAAGGATTTCAAGGCTTACCTGGTTTCCAAGGTTTCCAAGGATATCAAGGCTTTCAAGGCTTTCAAGGTGTTACAGGAGTACAGGGAGTTCAAGGTTTCCAAGGCTTACCTGGTTTCCAAGGTTTCCAAGGAGTTACAGGAGTTACTGGAGCACAAGGTTTCCAAGGAGATTCTGGTTATCAAGGAATTCAAGGCTTTCAAGGAGTAACTGGAGTTACTGGATCTCAAGGATCTCAAGGCTATCAAGGCATTCAAGGGTTCCAAGGAGTTACAGGAGTCCAAGGTTTCCAAGGTTTCCAAGGATTTCAAGGATCCCAAGGATTCCTAAGTGTTCAAGGAAATAATTGGGGAGAAACTATTAATTGGGATGGAAATAGTTCATGGCAAATTACTGGCCAAACTGGATTAGCAATAGGAGCTAGTGCAGGTTATACAAACCAATATCCTTATTCTATTGCTATAGGAGTTAATTCTGGGAATAGTAGTCAGGGTATTACTGGTACAAAGTCAGGAGGAGGTAATACTAATACTGGAAATGCTATTGCGATTGGATATCAAGCAGGTCAAATTAACCAAGGAGCATATTCAGTCGCTATCGGACAATTAGCCGGAACATTTTCACAAGGTATATATGCTGTTGCCATAGGACAACATGCTGGTACTACAGGACAAGGAAAATATTCAATTGCTATTGGAAATAATGCTGGACAAGTAAATTTAGGTAATTATTCTATAGCCATTGGTAATAACGTACAATGTCCTTCCATTGATACAGTTGTTATTTCAGGTACAACTGCAGGAATAACTGGTACTACAGCAGGTGCATTTTATGTTAAACCTATAAGAATAGTAGCAGATGGAACTAAAGGTGATGGTAAACGTGCTTTATGGTATAATGAAATTACTAATGAAGTAGCTTATGATCCTAATAAAACATTTGTTATTCCTCATCCACTTAATGAAAATAAATATTTAGTTCATGCCTGTTTAGAAGGACCAGAAGCAGGAGTATATTATAGAGGAAAAGGAGAAATTACTAATAATAAATCGGTAACTATTGTTTTACCAGATTATGTAGAATATATTGCTAGCAATTTAACCATTCAAATTACACCTATTTATAATGGTACAACGAATGTATATTCTACTTCAGAAATTCAAAATAATTCCTTCCAAGTATATGGATCTAATGGATCTTTTTATTGGTTAGTTCTTGGAGAACGATGTAAAATAGATGTGGAACCATTAAGAGAAAAAGTTATTGTAAATGGAAGTGGACCATATAAATGGATAATGGAAACTAATAATGATAGTGATTCAAAATAGATTGAATATTTGTAAATGAGAATATGTATAACATTAATAAAAATTATGAATTAAATATTATAACTATTAATAATTATAATATTAAATGTTGATTGACCAAGATTTTATCATGTTGATTATGAATTGTAAAAAATATGCTAGTAAAGCTTTATATCAAAAAAAAACCTGGTTACCATTAGTTCCATCTTATATACTCTATTTTCATGTCATTGGAGATGAAAATTTAGATGTAGAATATAAGTTTGATGAGTTATCCAAAATTTTATGGGTAAAAACCCTAGATGATTATAATTCTCTCCCCAAAAAAGTTATAGCAGCGTATAAAGCTGTTCAGGAAACTTATAATTTTCAATATTTATTTAAAACAGATGACGACCAAATTTTAGTTAAATCCGCCTTTTTCGATATAATAACAAAACTTATCACTTCTAAACAACCAAAAACACATTACGGGGGATATATAGTTGATGTAAAAACACCATATATTTCAAAATATAACTTAATTCATCCAGAGTTACCGAATAATATTAAAGTAATGAAAACCAAGTATTGTTCAGGTAGATTTTATTTTCTTTCTTATGAAGCAGTAACAGATTTGATTTATAAGAAAGAAGCGATAGAAAAAGAATTTTTAGAAGATTATGCGGTTGGATATAATTTAAATTCTTTTTTTAAAGCAAACATGCTTTCCATTAGCACTAATAATTTCTTTACAGATATTGAGAGAAGTGATTTTGTTAAATAAATTTCATTTTATCTAAAGATGGACTACTAGATGATTTCTTAACTAAAAAATCTTTTTTATCCAAGTCCATCATATTTTTCATATAATTCGTAGGTCGTTTTTCAATATCACTATAATCTTCTCTTTGTACTACAGATAAAGGAATAATTAAATACCAATTATCTCTTTTTTGTAGAGTAAACCAGTATTTATCAATGGCATATAGACGAGGTTGATCTGGATTTTTTAATAAAAGATTAATACCTTCTTTAAAATTTTGTATTAAAGTATCAAAATAATGATTTTTTACAATGTATCCTGTAGTTGTTTGACAACGTTGAACTTTTATACTGGAACCGTCCACCGCGCTATAAGGGGGCATATTGTTTCCTGCAACCAATATAACATCCCAATTGGAATGATGTGATAAAAAATAATTAAATTGTTTAATAAATAATTCGGGTTTAAGAAACGTAATATCATCTTCAATAATCATTATGTGTGGTAAGCCAAGTTTTTTAGCATTTTCAAGGCATTTTAAATGGCTCATACTACAACCAATTGCTCCATTCTCTAATTTAATAGCATTAAATCGTGTTCCTTTTAATCCTATTTTTTCCAATTGCTTTTCAACATGGTTTTTCCGGTCTGGTCTATTAATCAAATTTATATAAAAACAATGATGAATATCGCAAATACTATTCATTTAATAATATGATTTTACATATAAATAGTATTTAAATACCTTAGTTTTAACAAATAATATTCTAAAGTAATGGAATAGAAAATGGAAAATAAATCGGAATTAAAAGAATTATTTTCTTTGGAAGAAAAAATGCAAATAGCCAAACAAATTAAATCTATAACCATAGAACAAGTAGAAAACGAATTTATAGAGCTACAAAATATTGGTTCAAATGCATATAAGCAGTCGGAACGTTGTAGAATTGGAAATAATGTGGTAGATTATTTTACTTTTCTACAACGGCTTCACACAAGAGGAAAATACAATGTAAATTATTTTGAATTTATTGCTAATATTGATGTTTTCAAGGAAAAAAAATTTATTCAAAATATGTCTATATACTATGAAACAGTTAAAAATAAAAATAAACAAAAAAATCAGTTTATTGTTTTAAAAGAAATATATAATATATGCATTAGTGCCATTAATATCATACGACCATTAGTTTATATGGAAATTTATAGTAAATTCCAACCAATTTCCATATTAGATTTTTGTGCTGGATGGGGAGGGGCTGCAGTGGCCGCATCAGCGCTTAATATTCCAAATTATACTGGTATTGAAATAAATCATCATTTACAACAACCTTATAAAAATTTATGTAGTTTTCTCTCTTCAAATTCTAGTTCCATAATAGATATGCGTTTTCAAAATGCATTAGAAGTTGATTATTCACAGTTCGAATATGATTTGGTATTTACCTCACCTCCTTATTATTTTATACAAAAATATGAAAATAATGCAATTTATAAATCAAAAGATGAAATGGATGAATTATTTTATAAACCGATTTTTAAGAAGACTTTTCATAATTTGAAAAAAGGAGGACATTATATTTTAAATGTAAATAAAGAAGTTTACGAGAGAGTTTGTATTCCTGTTCTTGGAGAGGCCAAAGAAACATTTCCTTATAAGAAAAGTAAGCGTCAGAATAATTATAAAGAAATTGTATATGTTTGGACTAAAAATTAGTATATTTTGTATTAAAAATTAGTATATTTTAGATTAAAAATTAGTATATTTTGTAATAAATAATTATTTTTTTGTAAATTCAAAAAAAATAATTAGAAAAATAATATAGAAATATTATTTTTATTTATATAAGATATTTGTAATAACATGGATAATAATTGTAAAGAGTTAATTAAAATAGAGGATGGATTAGTATTAAATATTAAAAATATTCGCTGGATAAAAAAAATTCATGATTGCATTTATATTTGTAGCAAAGATAATGGAAATAATATTTCTACTTCTCATGTTATTTGTAATTCTAGAGAGAAAAATGAAAAAACTTTTGAAAAATTTAATATTATGTTTCGTTAAATATACATTAATACACTTATCTTACTCCACCAAGCCCAATATTTACACTAGTAGTAGCTCTTGGTTTTACTCCCATTTTTCTGGCATATTCAGGTGAATATATATCGGTTGGACTTATATTCTGTTGTTGAATAAAAGGGTTTGGATTATGATGTTGTAATCCATGTCCTGTATTATTATTTTGGCTAGCACTCATCGCTCTTCTCTCTGCACTTGTTGGATAATAAGGAATATTAGACCAGTCTTCGGTTGTTTGTACTTGTTGGGTTGTTTTTTTTAAACGATCTGGATTTATAACTTGGCGGGGTGGCTCTCGTAAATCATAATTATAATATTCATCATGTTCAAATCTTGTGTGAGTTAAAAAAGTTGTAATGTTAATAATATATATTTTATCATTTTCTACTGTAAATTGATTATCAAATGGATTACTGGATTCTGTATCTATTGAATATAATAATTTACGTATTGTTTTTATACCATCAACTCCATCATCATGTTTCATTCTCCATGGATCTCTTTTGCTTATAATACGTGAAATTCCGTCAAAAAGTTGTAGAATTTCTGGGCTTCCAATTGTGAAAAATTGAGAACGATCGATTACTAATCCATGTTTTTCGCATCTTTTTTGCAAACAATTATCCTCCATTGACCATCCCCAAAACGCCGGGAAACCATTTATTTTTTCAAAATCAGATCCCTTAATAACTACAATTCCTCCTAAAGCATATTCATATCCATAATGATGTTTTACAACTCCTTCTACAGTATCATAATCAAAAATTTTATGAAAAGGTATAGTATCTACATCATTAAAAATAAGGGTAATATTTTGATAATGATCTGGATATTTATTTTTAATAGCAATAAACCCAATATTTTTGGTTGCTCCACGATTAAAACTTCTCGCATCGCATTGATGTGAAAAATAAATTTCATAATCCTTTTCATCTTCTAAAATAAAAGACATATATTTGCTAAAAAAATATTTTTGTTGAATTCGATTTCTATATGGAACAATAAAAATGCGTTTGGGAATAAATATTTCTTCTGACATTTATTTTTGAATATAATTTATTTTTATTTTTTAAACTATTTATAAAAAATTGAAATTAATAATTAATATTATTTTTTTTAAAAGTATTAGTTAATGAAAAAATGTGTGCATGAAATTAGAAAAGATTATTGTAAGGAATGTGGTGGAAGTTGTATTTGTATTCATAATCGAATTAAATATGTATGCAAAGATTGTAAAGGAAGTAGTTATTGTCAACATGATAAATTAAAATCCAGGTGTATGGAATGTGGGGGAAGTTCATTTTGTGAACATAATAAAAGAAAAGATAGATGTATAGAATGTAATGGTTCAGGTATTTGCCAACATAATAAGCGTAAAGAAATTTGTAAAGATTGTATGGGAAGTTCTTTTTGTGAACATAATAAAAATAAAAGTAGATGCATTGATTGTAATGGAACTTCTATTTGTAAGCATTTAAAAAGAAAAGAAAGATGTAAAGAATGTGGAGGATCACAATTATGTAAAACTCCTTATTGTGAAACAAGAATGAATTTAAAGTACGAAGGATTTTGTGTACCATGTTTTGTTAATAATCCAGCAAATCAATTTAAACCAATTATGAGAAATTATAAAACTAAGGAAAATGAAGTAGTTAACCAGATTATGACAGAATTTCCAGATTTTACATGGGTTGCAGATAAAAAAGTATTAGATGGATGTTCTCTTCGTCGTCCAGATTTATTATTAGATTTAGGTTCTCATATTATTATAATAGAAATTGATGAAAATAAACATACTGATTATGATTGTATTTGTGAAAATAAACGTATTATGGAACTTTCACAAGATTTACAACATAGACCAATTATTTTTATAAGATTTAATCCAGATGATTATACAAATCAAGAAGGTACATTAGTAAAATCATGTTGGAAGTTAAATAAATTAGGCGTAATGCAAATTATAAAAAAGAAAGAAAAAGAATGGAATGAAAGAATTAATGTATTGAAAGAACAAATTCAATATTGGTTAATGAATACTTCAGAAAAAACAATAGAAATTATTGAATTATTTTATTAAAAAATTGAAACAATTTTATATTTTTATACTTAGTTTATCAGAGTTAGAAAATGTTTATTGTATTATTATCGATATTAAATATATTTGTTTATGCTTCTAAACCAGTATGTAATCCATGTAATTCATGCAAATGGTTTATACCTAATATAAATAATGATTATGGAAGATGTAAACTATATCTACATTCGGCAGATAAAAATCCACCTACATTTCCTATATATAAATTTACCAAAATATGTAGAGAAAATGAAAGCTTATGTGGAAAGGATGGAAAGTTCTTTGAAAACAAAGAATTATTGGATAATAAATCATATGATATGAAACAACTTATTAATGATTATAGTAATTTTATCAATAGAAAATATCAATAAAAACTAGAAAAAAATTAATAATACAATAAATAATAATACAATAAAACCGCATTGTTCTAAATAACAAAATTCGCATACTTACTTGTAATACAAGCTGGTATTAATGTTTCTTTTATTTTTTCTAGTTTTTTATAACATTTATTAATCGTTACTTCACTAATTTCACTAATATTTTTCACATCTTTTTTGGTTACATTTAATTTACAATTTTGAGCTATAAAATATACAACTCCAGCTGCAATAGAATGAGGAGTATTTTCCGGCATTAAATTCATTTTCTCTATTTTCATGGAAACAAATTTACACAACTTGGTGAGTTCCATATTTATATTAAGTTTACTACAAAATCGTTCAATAAAAGACTCTGGTTTTGTTTTACAAAATAATGTTTTTTCTTTATTATCCATATCTTTTTCCAGATTATTAATAATAGAAATTGCATTTTTACAACCTTTTGTTGCACTGGTAACATCTAAATTAAATATATTAGCAATTTCTTTTGCAGTTCTAGGAAAATTATTTATACGACATGAAATATAAATAGATGCAGCAATAATTCCATCCCTATTATCACCACGAAATGTAAGATCATACTCCGATATTTTTTTATGATATCTTATAGCATCATCAATAATCATTTTAGGTATTCCTGCATTTTGCGCATAAATAGTAATTATTTGAAATTCATCATATTGAGATTTTTCTTTATAAGGCATGGATTGCCATTCGGTATATCTTCTAATTTTTCTCATTTCATAACTCATTGGTCCATTTAATAAAACTTTACAACCATAGGATGACTCTTGTAATAAAGGATTAATAGGCATTCCACATCTAGTAGGATCATTATTCTGATTATCATCTGCTCCATAATATCTCCATTCTGCACTATGATCTACAATATCTTTATAAATTATACCACATTTAGGATTAACACAAGTAAGGAACCCTTCATCAGAAAATGCTAATATTGTATCACAATTATCACACATTTCTCTATCTCCACAACTACGATATATACATTCTAATGGATCTTTTTTATTAATTTCATTATCAAAGATATTCCATAAATTCTTTTTATTAATTAGAATATCTTTTCGTTTTTTACTTTTATCATTACTCATATTTTCTTTTCCTTAGAAAATATAATTATAATTTAAATCAATTTTATAATTAAAAATATATATATATTTTATATACAATAATAAATTATGGGAAATACAAATTCGAATTCTAATTCTAATCCCAATCAAAATCCCACTAATTCTAATTTCAAAAAAGAAAATAAAAATCCACAAGAAGATTCTTTTGAAAACTTGGATAATGTAATAGATTTTATTGCTACCTATTATATTTTAACAATGGACTTTCAAAGTTTAAAAAAATTATATGAAAAAGATTATTGTGACAAGTTAATTATTCTTACTTCTGGTATTATTGATAGATATTTTTCTGATGTGGAAATCACTTATTTGGCACAAAGAATTAAGAATGGTGAGGAGGTCAATGAATTAGCTAAAGAAAAAGTCATGTTTCTTACAAAGGATGAATTAGATGATTTGGATGTTAAAAATGATAAAACAAAAAGTATAAAAAAAAGAGCTTTATGTATAGGTATATCTAAATTTTATGTAAAGATAGCTCATATATTTTCTGCAATTATAATGACAATTAATCCTGTTTATGTTTACAGGGATCTTTATGGAAATATTATAAAAAGTAATCTTCTTCATAAAGATAAAATTCCTCTCAATGTTCCTAGAAAATTATATAAATTTAATATTTGTGATGAAAGAATTAATGCTTTAAGAAGAGGACAAAATTCAGATCCATATGAAGTAACTGGAGACATAACGGTTGCTCCTAAAATATGTGGTATGAATTTAAACAAAAATGGTTTGATTAAAAGCCTCGCTGAAGAACCGGGTATTCCAGAATTAAAAGAATTATATTATGATGATGCTTACGATTATAAAACCGGGCAATTTGTAGGAATGACATCTAATACACAAAAAATCTTTAAAGAAGATTTAAAAATATTTTATAAAGTGTTTACTGGAAATGATGTAATGCCAGAAGATATAACTAAATTTAGTGATATTAAGCTGAAAGATTATCAAAAATCTCCTATTTGTCAAGGTCCTTTTGCTAATAAAAAAATTACTGGAAAAGGAAAGAATAAATTATTTCAAGATTATGCTAATAATATTAAATTGATGATACAAAACGCAAATATGAAACAGGAAAAATTGTTGGATGTAATTAATATATTATTTACTTATATTATTGATCCATATACTGGAAAAAAAAGAATTAGGGTGAACCCTAAGTTAACAGAGGATATTTTACAAAAAACTATGGAAGATACCAGACGAATTATAATTGATTTGTATTTATCATGTGAAATGGATTATGCGAAAGGAGTGCAAATATACGAAGCAATAGTTGAGCAAAAAATTTTGGAAACTACTCAAAATCAGATAAAAACATTGGAAAACGAGGCAGTAAAATTAGTACAGGAAGTTAAAACTAAGCCTGAAATATAAGTTTAATCTTATAATCAAAATGTATAAAAATATTTAAAATGATTATTATTAAATATTTTTTTAAGCGGAACCAGCAGAGGCACCAGCAGCAGCAGAGGCAGCGGCAGAGGCAGAGGCAGCAGCAGCAGAGGCAGCAGAGGCAGCAGATGAGGCAGCAGCGGATGCTTTACGAGCATTGCGACTAGCTTTCATGGCGTGTTTAATAGCGCGTTTACTAGATTTGTTCATTTTACGTCCACTTTTTCTTCTGTGTTGTCTACGAGATTTGGCCATATTTATATATATATTACAGAAAATAAAATGAAAATAGAGAGAAAAATATGATTAATTTTAAGAATTTTCCTAAACTCTTTTCCTAAACTCTTTTCCTAAACTCTTTTTCCTAAACTATTTTTCCTAAACTATTTTTCTAAACTTTTCAAAAACTTTTCTAAATTATTCACCCTAAAGATTTTTATGTTATTGTTAATTAATTTTGCCAAACTCTGTTGGTAGAATTCCAATACATATCATCGGATTTCTTAATGTCATATATTTTCCTAAATAAAGGTGTACGTGATAAAGGAACATTTGTTCTATATTTATTTGGTGGATGAACGTTTTTTTCTAATTGATAAGCAAGTGCTTTTTTTGTTTCGAATTGTCTCATTTGGTAAGCATAAAATATAAATAAACTAATGAAAACTATTCTTGTAATGGCGGGAAATTCTTTATTTTCATATTGAAAATCTAATAAATATTCTATTACGGTAGATAGTCCTGAAATATCTGCTAGATCTTCTCCAATGGTTTTAGAAGCATCATATGTAATTCCATCTCTCTTCGCCCACGCTTCATATTGTTTAATTATATCATTTTGAATATTCTTATAATTTTTTTTATCATTAGGTGTCCACCAGTCATTTAAATTACCATTATAATCGTATTTACTTCCCCAATCATCTAATGAATGTGACATTTCATGGCCTACGGTGAAACCAATGTGAGCTAAATTATACTCAAATGAATGTAGAGAGTTTAATTTTAAAAATGGGCTTTGCATATAAGCAATCGGTATGGTGATGGCATTTTTAGAAGGAGTATAGGATGCATTAACAATATAAGCTTGTAAATTAGAAAATGCAAATGGTGTCGAAAACATAGACCAAACTAATAATGGTAAATTACTAGGTGTTTTATTATTGTGTTGTATAAATTGGTAATGACGATAATCTGCTAATAAAAGTAAATTATACCAAATATCTTTTTTATTGTATTTTAGAATAGGATCTGATTGTAAAACACCTGTTTCACCAATATAAAATTTAAAATGTTTTAGCTTCAATAAGGCATATTTTTTAGTCTTTGGTTGTAACCAAGTGTTTCGTTCTATAATTCTTGTAAATACATCTTTTAATTCATGACAAAGCGTTTTGGTATATTCTATATTTTCAGGAATAGAGTATTCTTTTACATATTTTTGTGTAATTAGTGTATTAAACGCATAAGTAGATAAAATTACAGCTCCTAAACGCTTATCAATAATATCTTTTTCTCCAATTACCATCTTTGCATAAAAATCGCTATAAATTTCTTTTCCCTTAGTAGAATAACGAGTGAGTTGTCTTATATAAATAAAAATCCAATAAGTTTTCCATGGATCTGTATTCCAATTTTTTAATAATAAGTCTGTTCCACATTTTAAATAGGATAAATTACTAGTTATAAAAAAATCTGGGGTTTTTGTAAATCCAATAGCTTTACTGAGTTTTTCCCAATCAAACTTATATGTTTTAATTGCTTGATCCGCAGTTATTCTTGCATAGTCATCTTTTGGTTCTTTGATATTTTTACATGAAAAAGTCATGATCAATTCTTTTTCAACATCATAAATGTCTTTTGCATTAAAACCATGTTTTTCTCCAAAACAACATTTGAAAACATTATCTACATAATCCACAAATTCTTTCCTGGATTTTTTTTTATATGCCTCATTTTTACCATCATCAAAATAAATTTCTGTATTTGGTAATGAAAATTCAGGAGATGAAATATAACTTTGCATTTTATCAACATTTTTAAGATCTTGACTTACTTTCCAATAAAAAGGACAAAATAATGCATACATTTCATTTTTATTCATAAATCCTAGTAGGTTCCATGGATTATCCTTTTTAATTAAATCTTCAATAACCAACAACATGCTTTTTGCATATTGTGTACATTCACTATTTGTAATTAAAGAAAGTCCAGAATCATAAAAATTTTTCAACTCTATAGATTCTTTGGATTTTTTTTCAGATATTACCTGTTTAATTATTTTATCTAGTTCATTATATATTTTATATTGAACTAATCTAAAATCATCTACTTCAACTATATAATCTTGTGATTTTGTTAGTTTAATATTTTTTTCCCATAAATCATCTACATAATGATAAAAATCATTTTTAGGGGATATTTTAGAGTCCAGAAAAATAGATTTATTCATAAATGAAAATATTTTATCTAAATTGTTTATTCTTTTTTTATTGGCTGTGATAAGATTAGGTTTTAGTGTTTTACTAAATCTTTTTTCAAATGGTTGTATTATAACATTATTTTTACTATTGTTTTTTTTACTAATATTATTTTTACTATTGTTTTTTTTACTAATATTATTTTTACTATTATT